ACGCTCCACGCTCCACGCTCCACGCTCCACGCTCCACGCTCCACGCTCCACGCTCCACGCTCCACGCTCCACGCTCCACGCTCCACGCTCCACGCTCCACGCTCCACGCTCCATGCTCCACGCTCCACGCTCCACGCTCCACGCTCCACGCTCCACGCTCATAACGTATTGTAACAATAGCGAGTTACAACTATTTTTAGGAAATTTGCAAATTGCTATTTGTAATTCCGGTTTGACGTGATATAGTAATGACATGGTAAGATAATTACCGTAGTTCTTTGATAGTGAATGTTCGGAAAAGTTCCGAATGTTTCAAAGATTACCGTTTTCGCATACAGCGAAAAAAAGTGAAAAAATCTTTGAAATGGGACTTGCAATATTCCGAAACCCTGCTATAGTAACCAGTATACAGTAAAATGTATGCTCTTTACGATATAGCGGGTTGGGTTGGCGGGTTACTTGTAATCTGCTAATCCGGATTTGCTGATCATCGGTTCTTTGAAAATTAGAAGTTGCGCCATGCAGGGTTCCGGATTGTAGAAATCAGGAATTATCATGAAAAAGATTAATGTGTCCGGAATCGTACCTTGCAAGTTTTGGCCGCGTCGTTATGCCACAATCGACCAGCTGAGTCTGGTTCGTTTGTCCAGTATTCGCGATGGGTTCCATGAGGAAAAAGCCATTCGGGTTATCCCTTACAAGGGTAACGAAGATTTGGCGATCCTCGATCATCCGTTCTTCTTTTGTTCGGATGAACCGGAATACATCGTTTTTGCCGGGCATTGTCGGACCATCGCGTCAAAGATGTTCGGGTTGGAAGAAATTCCCGCGAATGTCACTGATGCGAAAAATCTCCACGAGAAGATTAACGACACTGGCAACATGCACTTGACCAAGGGTCAAGGCTCGTTGCTAATCGCCAATTGGATTCGTGAGATTTTGAAGCCGACTGAATATGGCAAGAAGATCGCGGTCGAAGTTTGCAAGCGGTACCTCTCGATTCTCTTCGAGATGGCAGCTCCAAGCTTGAGCAAGGCGAAGAAAGCCGAGGTCGAGGAAGCGGATGCCATGATCACAGCATCAGAATCCGTCACCGATCCGAAAGCCGGTCAAGCTCTGTTGGAGAAAGGCGTCGTCAAACGTGCAGCTGTGTATACGGACTATTACTACGGCAGGCTGCAGGAAATCATGCCTCTGGCATTCCTTCCTGCGTCGCTCGTGAAAACGATGGTTCTTTTCTTCGACGGCACGATCAAGCGGGATGAACTCCCAGCAGAATTGTTCTGGGACGCTGAAAAAGGCGAAGCAATTCCCGTCAAGACGGTTCTTGAACGCCTTGCGAAAGCAAAATTGCTCGATCCTGATTACGTGATCCCGGCGGGTGACTTTTTCGACGATCCCAACGGTTTCACGGGAAAACGGATCAAGGACTATCAGGAAGCGAAAGAAGAGAAGAAAGCAAGCATGTTGAAGGCGAAGGATATCGAGGAATTGATCCAGATCGTCACCAACAGTACGGTGCGGTCGTGTCTCGAAGCGGTCTTGTCGGGTGACAAAGCCGCAATCGTCAAGCTCTAATCCCAAATCAACCCGCAATTCCGGAATCCTGCATGGCGCAACTAAACAATAACCAACAATAGGAGAGATCATGAAAATCCGTCTCATCAACCGGTGCGTGTACGAAACGTTGGAACCCAATGAAATCGACAAGTTGCGGTCGGCGTTTGACTGGAAGTCGGATGAAAACTGGCAGGTCAAGCAAACCATCAGCCATCGTCCTTACAGCGGGCTGATTACCGTAACCACGACCATCACTGGGAAGATTGACAAACTGGATAATGTCCAGCGTTACCTCAGTGACTGTTTTGAGGTGACCTTATGGGCATAGCAGTAGTCATGGCAGCCATCGGTGTCATTAGTCTGTATCTTCTAACCTATCGGTAACCATTAGACCCAGCCTTTTTACAGGCTGGGTCTTTTTTTTTGCCTGTTTTCCGCCGGATTACTAAACCGGTTCTTTTGGCAAGAGGTAAACCATGGACTTTTTTCAAGTGATTATGAGTAGATTTTATCGTGTGGTGAACCACAAATCCGATCAGCATGAAGCATAGTCAAGGAAATATGTCACAGTCAGATTAAGTCAATCTGTAGGAGGGAGGTCAATTCTGGGATGCAGGCAAACTTGATACACGAAGCAAGGGGATTTGATCATCATAAAAAAGGAGGTGATGCAAAACTGAAAAGAGGACAAAAGAGGTGTGACATTATGTCACACCAAAGTAGCAAACAGGTGTGACAAAATGTCACACCTAAAGTAGAAAGTGGGACATTTTGTCACACTGGGACATAATGTCTCATTCAGGTGCAACAAAAGTTGCACCCTGTGTCATTTTGGCGCACCAAGTGGGACATTTTGTCACACCTAAAGTAACAAACAGGTGCAACAAAAGTTGCACCCTCAAAGTAGCTTGCTGTTACATCCGCAACAGATGGTCAAATCAAGGTCATCGCAGTAACCGTGGCACAAGCACATCCATAACGTTTTTCGCCGAAATTCGGGTACAAATGAAGTTGCAAGAAAAGATGAATAATTTGAGTAGAATCCACATCTCACACAAATAGAATAACTTACACACACTTATTTATCCTTATTTATCTACATAATCCCCTTCAGGGTTCCTTTTAGGTTCTCTTTGATATAGAGAGGACTTCTTTTTTAAGTAGCGATCTGTAAGTCATTCATACTCAAGCTTATCAACCTATTTATTTATCCCTTTTTCGGTAATACTGGCTCAGATGGATAGCAACTTTGCGCTCCAATGCCATTCTCCTTGCGACCATTTTTTGACCATGCCGACATGTCACTTTCATCGTCAAACGCCGTGGCAAGGCACTACAAGCCATTTTCAGCCCATTGTAGCATAGTACAGCAGATAGGAACTTATCAAAACATGGCTCGTTCGGTCAATTATCAATTCTCTACTAAATTCGATGTGGCATCGCCGCAATTCCACTTTTATTCGTTGTAGAAAAATGATATGGAAAATAATTACACATTTTGTAGAAAAATGCTACAATAAATATTTGGATCATGTAATCAGAAAGGGACATGCTTCGGTGCTGAAGCATGTCCCTAAAAAGCTGCCCTAAAAAGTGAATCAAAGAGTGCGCAGAAACTCTCCACCGGGTGCTCCGAGTGTAGCAGCCTCGCGTTCAAGCTCGTCAACGTCGATTCCAATTGTCTGATAGTACCGGCGTAAGCGACCTTCATCGCTAAGTAGTCCCCACGCTGCTTCATAGCGTGCCATGAGTCGCTCTTGATAAGCAGGCGAGACCAAAGCTCGAAACGAGGCTACTCGTACCGCTCCGACACCACCAACGAGCTGGTCAATACCACACAAGATTTCGCCGCCCACTGGTGCCCCCAAAAGCCACGCGTAAGTACACGTTTGAGCTGCCCAAGATTCGTCGATCTCAGATAGGCACACCCCAGTCACATATTCGATACCGTGGAGCGTAGCTGTACTCACGCCTTTATAGCGTTTTTCAGCTCCGCAGCGCAAATAATGCTTCTTGGGTGAGGGTGCTTTCTTCGCCATGAAGCCGTTCACCTTCCAGTCGAGGATGTACACGCACGAACCGGCAGAAAGCATCGACCGTTGAGGTCCGATCTGCATCTTCATATCTGGCTTACCAAGCATAGGCACGGATCGGACACGCCCGGAGATCGTTTTCTCGAAGGAGATTGCGTAACCACAGCTTATCTCCGTCATCAAGGAAGCCAAAGCTCCAGACGACACGTACACATCAAACAGGTATGATCCTGCCGCCTCTACTCGCGCGCGCATAGCAGCGTCGGTTGTCTCAATCTGCCCTGCCAGTAGAGCCGAGAGATCAAACGATCCATCAGCCCCAGAGTGACCGAAGCATTTTTTGTGCAAGTAAGCCTTGACGTACGCGTCGAACGAGGAACCGACAGCCATGGGCTCTGTTTGAGGCATCCGAGCTATCCGCGTAGTCGCGAGCCGCTCCAAGTAGAAGTTGCGTGGATCGTCGAAAAACGCCTTGAGAGACGACGGTGAAAGGTATTCAATCATTCGCATTACAATGACCTCCAGTAGCGTGCTTCTTTGGGCACGCCAACTATTTATAGTTAATCAGATAGTGCGCCAGTAGCGTGCTTCTTTGGGCACGCCATTTGTTGATAATTCACGATACCAGAAAGAGATTCTCGAACCGATTGGGATGGCTCCAGGCACCCGCAAATTGTCTCGCATTCCAGATACGTCAACACGAATCCCATTATCCATTTGGACGATGAGCGAACCAACTAACCCCTCATATTTGCCATTACCGTCAACATAACCAAGAACAGTACCATCAGCATCATGCTTATCCTTCACTTTGAGTATTCTGCGTGTACGTTCGTAGACATAATATGAGCCGGGAGCGCGGAGCATAAGACCTTCACCACCGTGTGTATACACACCCGACAGTAAACTGTCATACATGCCAGTATTTGCAATCAGCGTTTGATCCACGACCATCGAAGGTACCAGATCACGTAATCGGTCGTAGACCACACGGTATTCGCCCGGTATGTAGTTCCACCCGCGAGCCTGGCTCCACTCAGGTGTACCGTCTGGCACGACGACAAAGTCGTCGCGTTTGATTTCGATAATCCCACGCTCAAATGGCGGTGGCGAGTCGAACACGCGATATTGAACGCGCTTCCACCGATCACCGGCGTCGTAAGACCGACAGATTGACATGGTTTCCTGGAACAGACCACGGTCGATCCACAGTTCACCATCCAGCGCAGTATGCGCTGGTAGCTGATCGATCCACCAATCGGGCGCATGGATGGGTCGCCAGTAGGATGACCACAATCCGGTGCTTACACGATCACCACGATACCACGGTACCTTACCGGGTCCGAGCCCGCGAGTGCATCCACCATCCCAGATGCACCGCATCCCGTCCAGCTTCTCCGAGGCGTAGTAGCCGATCACATTGTCCCCAGACCGTAGGGTCTGAGCCTTGAGACACGACGTTCGCTTACCCATTGTCGATCATCTCCCTTGTTATTGTTACGAAACTGCATCCCCGAAGACCATTCCCATCATCCCACTCGATGATGACATCATCAGGGAATCCATACTTCTCACGAATCATCTTCTCCAGATCACCAACCGTGAAAGTTACACGTTTCCGCGTTACGGTTTCAACCCACTTTTCCTCTTTCATACAACCCTCCGTACGATACAGTTGAAATCTCGAACCAAGAATCCTGCTTCATCTTTCTTAATGCGCCGCCATTCGCTCTCACACAGATCGCGGGCTTTCGTCTTACCACGAAGCACAGCTTCATAGCCGAGAGGCACGGCAACAATTTCCTTTTCACCGAGGAAGTAAATTTGTTTCACGTGCCTGAACTTGTTCCGCCCAATGTTTTTCAATAAAAATAATCATTTGATTTTCCTTTTTGTTAGGTCCATAGCAAGAGTCTTAGTCCCCAAAACTATAACAATCACGTTGACCTCCGTATCACACAGAAATAATTATAAATGTCGAGACCCACATCTCTTGCCATGGCATCTATCCACCGTACTTCCGATGGCAAGAACATCTGATCACCAGCACATACTGTGCCGGCTTCAATGATATACCAATCTTCTGGTACGACCACCGCGCAATCCTCACCCTCCTTGCTTGGGATCATACGCTCGATCTTGTAGAAACTGTCCGTCACCTTCCAAAGTATGCAGATCATAAGACCTCCCGAAGCGTAAGCTTGGTTTTGAATCCTGCTGCGCCTGCGTGACCGCCACCGCCACGCTGTGCAGCCAATACCGAGACGTCCACCGTGTCAGAGAACAAACTCACTTTGGTCTCCGATCCATTAGAGCAATACGCGATGTACACCGCCGCTTTGAGACCGCTGAAACACAGGCTGTTGCACAGACCGCGATTCAACAGTATTGCATCATAGATGGTATTCGTCGCCAGATCGGTGATCGTTCCCCAGTAGTGATATGCTTCAGCATACATCCGGTTCTCGCTGATTACATAATCGCGGATTGCGCGACCACGGTCCAGCGTCGCCGGAACATTCTTGATATAAATCCAAGCAAGACCATCCGCAGGATGACAGTCACCATATGACCGGCAACCGTATTGGAACGGTACCACATCCAGATCAGCGTGATCCCAGACATCGTACCGACCGAGCAGATAAACATACCGCGGCATCTCCTCGCCTGGATGGAACCATTCCCATGTGAGTTCACATCCGGCACGTCCAATCTCGCGTATCCCGTGGATAAGCGGCAACTCTGGCATCGTCTTGTGATGATCGATCCATTCCAGATGAACAGCCTTGTCCAAACGAGACATGTCATGCGCCGGAAATGAGAAATCAACCAAGATCACGTTATCTCCCACTTCATATTCCGGCATACCGCGCCCATATTGCACCCCTTCCAAGATCGCTTCGCGCCCAACTGCGTTGTAAGCAATATACGCCGAACATTTCCCGTCCAAATCCGATTCGTGATACCAAATACGTGTTTTCATAATTACACAATCACTCCGTTCCATTCGCCCTGGGCATGCAGTTCACCGCATGCCATCCAAAGCACACGTCGAGCAAGCACTTCGTCGCTTAGCGACTCCAGTTCTTCACGCTCCCAGACTTCTGCCAGATACGATGTAGCACGTTCACGGTCAACAGTGAAACCCAAACGTTCACGCCACATATCGACGGTCTCAGTCACGTCGCCAGATGACATACACTCGTTCACGCATTCCGCCGGTATTGATCCCGGCACGTACCACCCACGTTTGTCAAAGAATCGCACGATGGCACCCACTTTCTCCGAGTTCAAGCCCGGTTAATACGTTACCGAGGAACGGTGCGTCGTCGCACCCACATTGAAACACGTCTCCGTTCGGCTTGACGACGAAGTCGTCGCAATAGCATCGCGCTTCGTCACCCCACGTACACCGCCCGGCTAATGAAGGTTCCGTAACCGTGTTGATGTTCATACCGAATGCCTGAATCACCGCTGGCTCAATCGGCTCATGCCAGTCATCCAGTGAGAGCCGACCGCTGATTGCTCCTTTAGCAATCAGTTTTGCAATCAAGAAGGCACGTTCCGGAATCTTACCATTGGTAACGATCCACACTTCTTCTGATTGTGCAATCACTCTGCACAATATGCGTTCGAACTGTGGGTGAATGGTCGGTTCGCCACCACCAATCACGTTGAATTCACCTCGACACATAGCCAGCGCGGCTTCCAAGACCTTCATCGACATGTCATCCCCGACCTCTGTAGCCGCGAACCCACAATGGTCGCACAGCATGTTACAGCGATCAGTTATCTTTAGGTACATCTGCTTCCTCCTTCTCAAAAGTGATTTCGCGTTTCGTCAGTTCCTTGCAATCCCTGCAACCAAAGATTACAATAACCTTATCAGCGGGTGCTCCAGCATGGAATACCATCATGTTGTCGCTCCCACAAGCATCACACTTGGGCAGTACATGTTTCACTATCCACCTCAACGGTTTTCGGTCCAACTTCATACCGCGTCATCGTTCCGGTTTCGTCAATCAGTCCAAGTGTCTTGTGACACTTGTCACAATAGACGCGAACCAGAAACGTTTCCGGCACTTCTGTGTGAAGCATCTCTTGCAGTTCCAGATCATAGATCGATTCAGTTGGAACCTTGTACACAAGTCTGTGCTTACAACTCATTTGTAGATCTCCAGATTTGTAAGTTGCCATTTACGCCGCACACGTTCGATGAAGGCTTCCCCATATGGTTGCCCATCCTTATACCGGTACACCGCACGATTCGGATAGTGTACCACCCCGTTACGACCGGCGACGAACCAGAGTGCTGTAAGGTATCCTTTTGTTGTTGCAATGATTGGGTAATCACCGGGAAAGCCCATCGCTCTGCGACCGCAATGCCAACACTTGAATCGACCAACGCGACAGTGAATATCATACAACTGTAGAGTCGTATAATCCTCACCGAGTATCGAGACCAAGCAATGCTCACACTTCAGTTTCATCGCGCAACTCCTTGAGCAATCGAATCGCTGTTTCAATCCGCTCGATTATGTAACCCGTACTTCCTGGGTTCTTTTCGTTCAAATATTGGGCTGCACCCAACGCATTGTACAACGCCTCCATCGCTTCGCTCATGTGTGACTCCTCCATTTTCCTTCCGAGAAAACGATCTGCCCGAACATGTACGGGTTGCCAGCCTGATTCATGAATCGCGTTGCACCGGATGATGCTACTTCGGCTCCGCGCTCAGCAACGAACCAAAGCACACCGATCAGGTTTGCAACCGTCTCCGTCTGCTTCGCCTGTTCCATCAGTTCGCTGATTGGGTAATCAGGATAGCCATGGACAAAACGATTGTGGCACGACGGACACACGAATATGTCCACCGTAACCCGGATGTCACAGAGTTGCTCCAGAGACAGATCGAAATCCCAAAGAATATCTCCGCACTTTTCACAACGAATTTTCATGATACCAACTCCTCGGCTACAGTTTTCCAGTTACTACCACACAGTGAGTATAGCAATACACCTCTATCGGTCATGATCCTGCCCGACCACATCACATACCCTGCTGCAGCACAGTGCCACATCACGTTACGGAGTGACGGGAACGAAGCCGTGTGAAGAGCCTCAGTGACATGCTCCTTGATTGGGTAATCAGGAATACCCATCACGGCACCATGAAGATCGCAATGGAAATCATACGCCGTGTATGGCAGTTCTTCAAACTCACATGTCATCGGTATCTTGGGCAGAGCATCAACCGGATTGAAACAGCGCTCACAAATGATCTTCATGACCACACCTCCAGATTAAACATCTTGTCACCAATGAAGCCCCACACATATGCTCTGCTGAAGGTGACTGTGTAGTCGAAGAAGTCCACATTACCTTCGAGCCAGAACACGACATCGTGGATGCTTGCATCTACTGCTGTGCGCACCTGTCCATTGGTCTCAGCCGACTTATTCAAGTGATGGAAGAACGATTCTTTGACGCTCATATTATCCTCCGAACATATGTACGATACACATCAGACACCAGGCACCGTAGAGCACAGCAGCCACCATGATCACGACACAGATCGCCTTAATCATTGAGCACGCTCCGTCCTGTCATCGGATAGATAATCCATTTGGGAGGCATAGATCCATACACGACCTCGCTCACCGCGCATGCGCCCATCAAGAACTCCAACTCTGCTTTTGCACGGGTCTTCTTACCGCGCACGTGTGACAAACGTTTCCGCAACATCTCTTCAACTGCTTTCATCTGTTCAGCATTCATCTCGTTACTCCTCGGACAGCCTCGATCTCGAACAATTTCGACTGCCCATTTGTTTCAATGGTTACATAATCCGATCGCTCATACCGTACGATGTGTACATCGTTCTCTCCCTGCTGTAACATATCAACCAGTCCGACTGGTAGGTGACGCCGCCCATATCCTGCGATATAGACGACATCACCGCGCCTAAAAAGTAACATTAGTGCCACCACTGATTTGGACCGTGAAGCGGAGTCCAATAGCTTCACAATCGCACACCAGTTCGTTACAATTCGTGACTGGATGAATCTCGATCGCGAAACGCACCTTGATGTTGCATCCCGTGTAGGTCAACGAAATCTTGGGCTGACCAAAGATTTTGTCGATCTTGTGGTACATGAAATCGAGTTCTTCCACATTGTGAATGACACCGATGAACGTGATCTTCGCTTTATGAAACGGGTCCATATCAGCTCTCCTGGAAGAAGTGGCAAGCAACTTCGGTCAGATCGAAGGTCACGTGCGCCCCGCACCGGCACATGTACCCATCTGCGTCCGGCTCGAGAGTACGGCTGTTACCGCACAGAGGGCACGACACCTCGAAGATCGAGTCAAACAACTCGTCCTCGTTGCTGATTGCGCAATCGCCCTGCACGTGCTTCCCCTTGTTGACCGGATCGACGCTCGTCGGTTCATGGAGCACCAGCTCACTTCCAATGCCCGGACGCCCGTAGCGTGAATAACATTGTGGGCACATGTAACCCCATGCACTACCACCCTTGACTGGTGCATCATACTTCGCCATCTGTTCGCAGAACTGGCACTTCGGCAAATACGTCATCTTCACGGTCTTCATGGTTGCAATCCTTTCCGCATAATGCGCACTTTGGTTTCTTCGATACATTTGATTAGGTCATCCAGATCTCTGATGCTCAGACATGCGTTGAACACGTGAACAACTGCTGCTGTCTCAGAGATAGAATGCGCGTTGAAAATACCTTGACGAAACGCAGTCTTGTACTGCGTTGGTAGATCAATCAAGACTTTCACGGTATTTCCTCCACATTCTGTTACGCCGCCAGTTGACAGCGGCTGTTGTTAATCCTACAATCTGCGCAATCTCCTCGTCATTCTTACCGAGGATGCGCTCCTCTATGATTCTGTGATCCAGTTCGTCAGTCGTTAGGCTGTGCAAATGCTCATGCATCTGCTTGAGCTTGTCCTCTGTCGAGTGGATGTCATTATGCACATCCTCCCATGTGACGGTCTGGATTCGATAACCAGCCCGCCACTTCTGCCGAGGAACACGAACTATCGGTGACTTCTGCCGGTGGTAGTGTATCCGGCTATTGATGCGCTCGACCAAGTAGCCCATCCAGGCATCATGCTCCAGATCGAACAACTTGTTTGAGCAGAGGACTTCCAAGACCACTTGGAAACCCTCGTTCTGCTCGTCCTTCGTCCTCGAAATATTCTCTACCACCGGGCGGATGCCATTGATCACGGAATCTATATCTTGCGTGAGAACGTAATTCCGTAATTCAACGTCATTCATTCGCGAACTCCCATCATCGGTGCGAACCCACCACGCAAGCGACTGGCAACATAACGGTTATCGCGGTAACAACTGGTTGCCGCTCCGACTTTCTGCGCCTCGTACACTCGCTCGATGCTGAAACCGAGACACAGAGCGTACGTTGTCAGACGTTCCAAGTGCTTCTCAGGCTTATGCGCTGCTGCGACATTGTAAATGTTGCGGAACTGATTCACCAAATCTTCGAAGACCATCGTCTCGCAGATCGGAATGAGCGTTTCATCGCCGACGAGCAAGACGCCCATCTCCTTGTATTGTGATGCAACTTCGAGTGCATTGTTGCATTGGACTTCGACGAGATACTCACCATTGTGACCCAGAGGGATCAGCATGTACTCGGAACGGATATTGGACAGTTTCGATTCGCTATGCAGTTTGATCTTGAGTTTCATTGCAAGTCTCCCTAATTGTAATTATAATTGTTATTGACACAACCGAGCGTTTTTTACTTCCCGAGCACCTCCAATCTTTTGTACCATGCTTTGATGATCATGGTGACTGCGAGGTTTCGTTCTGGATTATGTGCATCTTCTTTGCACTCGGTCCCGTTTACATACATCTCGTAAGCACGAAGAACCGACCGTTTGGCGACGTTTCGCCGAACAGTCGGTTCTTGGAGCATGAATGCGTATTTGCCGTTGATCGTGTAATCGCGATACACGAGCGACAGCTGATGTGTGAACCGAGACCAGTTCATCTTCCTGTATGTGTACAGGTAGGTCTCATAGATTTCGTTGTAGAACTTGCGCGTCATATATCACCTTTGATTCTGATTTGGTAATCTGGCTTGTAGCCACACTACCTTGACTTCTGATTATGAGATTCGGCATAATCTGCGAATCTCTATTCCGCTTTGAATAGCGGAACCAACAACCAACCAATAATGTAAAAGAACTATACCATATTATACCCTAAAAAGGGTAAAATACAAGCGGGAAACAAATTATTTTCGATTTATTTTCAACCAGGGTTCAACCCCAGGTTATGAGATTATGGGCAATCTGATAATCTGGTAAAATGTGTGGATTTCTTGATCTGCAAGCGTGGTTATGTAACCTCGCGAGTCGTAGATTTGCTCACCATCCCATGCTACTGCGTGACCGGGCATGAGCAATATGCCCATGCGCCCTTGTATATGCTCACGCAGACATAGATAATATGAGATTGCATCATCATCACACGTACCCACGTGTATCACGCGCTCGAACGTGACACACGCATATCCGTGATCAAGCGCAGCGAGCGCAAGCTCGTTCGGGTGCATACCCTTGTAACACAATGGAGCTGAGCATCTTGGTCGAACGATCTTGTCACACGCATAGCGTGTGATTAACGAATCTGTCTCAGCATCCGATAGGTCAAGGCATGATGCAAGCGCGAGCGCGAGGCATGAACCTGGTCTTCTGCTTGTTATGAGTCTCATAGTGTTAGCAACAGGTATTTGTCGTAGTTTGGTTTCTGGAACAAGACCTTGTACTCATAGTCGTTCGCGGCAGTCATGATCCAAACACCAGACCCATTATCACAGAGTCTTGGGAAAGTCTGGAGCTGGGCTGCCGTGAACCGCGAGCCTTTCATATTGGGTAACTTGACCTCAATAAGTCGGATACCGTAAAGGCGATGCGTGGCAAACAAGTCTGGCATACCCTCCTGATAAGCATTGCCATGCAACACCTTTACGAACCAACCTCGTAAGGTTAGGAAATCCTTTATGTCTGTTTGGATTCGGGCTTCTCTACCTTGCATTGTTCCTCTTTCATCATTTGAATTGCGAACAACAGCATTTCGACGGCCTGCTTGCAATGGTGCATCTCATTAGGCGTGTCAATCAAGGCAAGCGCACACAAGCGTTTGGCTTGGTGCATGTAGAAAGCCTTGTTCTCGACGTCGAGCGAGATCTTGGTTACCAAATCTTTGAGATCCGGTTTGCACTCATGGAGCAGCGAACGTAATTGTTTGTCAGTCATTTTCATCTAAGTCATCCTCCATATCAAACATGATTGTGTCATCGAAGTAACCCTTGCAAGCGAGATCCTGCTTGCAATTACCATCTTTGTCTACCAACACGTTCTTATTGACGTGCGCGATCATACAGCGACCCTTGTCATTACAGGACGAGCAACCGATTTCATTCATAGGGATACATCCTCCTCAGCACTCCCGGACGTTGTGTCCATGCTTCGATAAGCGTGGACTTGTACTTCTTCAGCAGTTTCACTTCTTCGAGGTTCTTGATTGTGTCATCGAAATCCTTGTACGTCTCGTACATATCCCACGTATCGGGCGTACGCAATCGATAGATTGACATGAACGGCTTGACTTGTTTCATCACGAAGGTGCCGAGCCAGATTTGCGCATCTTTGATCTGGTCGTTGGTTGCACCCTGTCCTGGGTAGACAATGATGGAACCGAATCCGCATACGCGCATACATTCGTGCGCTTCCTTTATGAAGAACTCCTTGATGCCGTCAATCATTTCCTGTTTCATTTTTCTCACGTCCTTTCTTACGGTTACGTATTTCTTCAATCAATCGGACCTTATTGTGTTGATAGTACTTGGGTATGCCCATGTTACGTGCAAGCCCATACAGGTCTTGCATTGTCATATCATAGTATGTTTCGTAGCGCAAGTACAACTCATCGATATACGATAGCAACTTGTCATAGTTGCATATCCGGACGACCTTGGCAATGTACGCTAATTCATCCTCCTTTAGTTTGGAGATCAGCGTTTTCTCCAGATTACCTAATCTGTATTCGATCTTCCGTGCCTCTGATGTTCGAGCTTTGGATAGGTCAACGACATCTTCCCATATCATTTTTCACCCCAGCTTGTCATATTGGTTTTCCATTCCATACCGATAAGTGGAACAATGGGTCTATAGGACTCGACCTTGAGGCGAACTGTCTCTGCTATCGCTGCTGATGCTGTGCGCTTATTGACACACATGATTTCGTCATGTATGTTCAGCGGAAGCGTAACAAATGGGTGCGCCCCTTGCGGTTGATGGTCCCATATTCCTCGTTGTACAGCTTTGGTAATCTGCGCTCCAGTAGACTGGATACGGTGGTTACCTGCTGCTCTCATGTTAGATCCTTGAATCTGGAAAGCAGCACCATACAAAGCGGATTGCAATGCTCCGCAAGCTGTCTGCTCTCTATCAGAACGAACCACGGTCAACCGCAGTTTCTTCCACGGTTCAGGTGGCTTCTGTGCCATGTCAAATAGCGCACGGCAGATACGATTCTCAAGAGTGAAATACCTGCGGAACATGAGCATACTCGCTATGTAATCTGCCGGTTCATGCCACTCAACAGCTGTGCCTATGCCACCAGGCTGTTTCATGGAACAGAACATATCGACCACATCACGACGTGCTTCACAGAACTCAGGATAATCTTCGAGAATACGCCTGTATGCTTCCTCAGCTACATCCTCAGGAAGACCCACTCTTGTAACGAGAGTATGAGTCTCACCGAAGTAACAGACAGCGAACACACCGTTCTTGCTTCTGCTGTACAAATCCTGTTTCGTACCTTTGGTTGCGCAAATCTCGTCATACGACAAGTGCGGGAAGAAGTACCTGCTTCCCCAGATCGAGTGAATCTTGAGACCAGAAGTAAGTTCTGCATGCATCTTACTATCATGGTATGCCGCATCCATCAAGCCAACTTCGAACGAATCGAAGTCACCGCCATCAAGCTGGTAACGCTTGTTGAAAGCGAGCTGGAAACACTCACGCACCTTGCGCTCACGATTGATACCTTGTGGATTCAGTTCATCAGCACCTGACATGCGCGTACTCAGTGAGCCGATGACCTTGAATGATGCGTGAAATCTACCAGCCCGCAACAGTTTGTTGTACAGGTCGATTTCCTTCTCAGCACCACGGGCATCAATAATCTCTTGTGCCCGTAGGGCTGCGGGATGAGGCGAACTGTCATCGTTTGACCACGTTGCGACATGCTCAAGGAGCTTGCCGCGTGTGCTGTCAACGATAAGGGCTTCAGTTGGTTCCATCACGTCGTGCAAATATTTCAACGCTCTGCGTGGGTCAGTAGGTATGCGCCCTCTGGAGTCCACAGATTCTTTAATCAGAGCTTTGATCTTCGCCTTATTGATCGCGAAACCGTGCCACCGAACATTACCAACCATGCAAGCAAGTTCGCTGTCGTCATCAGACACAACAAGCTGTAAGTCCTCATTAGCTGTTCGCTTGAAGAAATTATACAACTCGCGGGTGTACACGATGTCATCATGAGCATACTTGCGAGCTTGATCGTTGAACTCCCACATGCGCACATGATCTTCAACGTAGCGAGGCCAAGTTTGCTTCCAGTCATAATACACGTCTCCTGATGGGAGTTTGATTACTTTTGGTTTCACATACTTGCCTTCGATGGTTTTGTAACCTGCAAGTGCGAACGGGGCATAGCCCAATCCTCGCGGATGCGTGACATCCAAGTTCTCGTACTTGATTTGCACATCCAGTCCGAGCGCATCAACGGCTAATGCTTTCAATGCACTTGAAGGCGCGAACTTCAAGATGACATCTTGGAACTTCAAATCCAATTTCCCATCTGCATCCTTACGGTCGCGAATGTGCCATTTCTTCTTTTCCTTGGACCGCTCGAAGTAGATGTCCTTAATCTCGATACGCTTGTTCAATTCTTCAGCGAGAAACTTCCCCAGCTCGACCGGAACCTTCTTGACGCGAATGGACTTGCGGTCCATCGTGCTTTGATATGGTCCCTTACGAGCATGGAGCATCAGATCAACGATACCGCGAGGCTTGAGACACAAGGCATTGTTCCGTGCCTTAGGTTCAAGAAGTGCGATTTCGTTAATCATGCTGATCGGTTTCTTGTCAAAGCCATAGGTTTCACCAGTAAGACGCAGAACATTATACAGCTTCGTCAAGTGAAACTGGTCAAATGCCCAGTTGAAACCGCACAAGTCATGCTTGAACAAATCTTCGATTAGTTCAAGAGTGACCTTGATGGGTTCAAGCCATGGGCTATATAGCGTTATCGGTCCATCATCTTCAGCGTACTGAATGAGGACTATAATGCCATGTAAGCCACATGTTTCTGTGTCTACGAAATGCATAGGTAACAAATGACCTCACGTCTGTTGTTAGCAAGCTTGCAATCGAACTTGATTCCGTTGATCTCGAATTGCGGGGAAATGCTTTTGAGTTTCACTGGTGACTGCATAACGAACACGCGGAGACCACTGGAAACAACTTTGAACGGTCTGTCAATTCCAGGCATCTTGAGCGTGTTCCCTGGTTTCATAATCATGACTGCTTCTCCATCGATTTGGCTTTGTGCATTTTGATGAACTCGCCCACAAGGAAGCGGTCCACCTTACGACATCTGATTCCGAGATTGCGCTCGATGAATCGTACGGATTCGAGCTGCCCGGCTGTCGGGGCAAACTTCTCCACGATCAATTGAGCGTCATCATTGCTCAGCTGTATGTCAGCTGATTGACCAACCTCTTTGATTGTGTCAATCAGCTTAGCCAAGTGTCCGTCTGTGTCCAGACAAACACGGGCAGCGATCCTGAAGATCACCATCTTCCCGTTAATCATCCAGATTCTCCATGCTTGTAAGAACAGGTATTTTGAGAACGACTGACGCCACATAGATTTCAACGCTGACGCCCGTACTGTGCGAAGATTGTGGCATCACAAACATATGAGTGAAACCACCATTCAATAATACTGTCAAATGACGACACATGCACTCAGACCATGGCTTGTCCGGGTCCATCTCCGACTGGATCGGATTGTAGACGTTGCCATAGACTGATAGCTTACGCTCATACGATCTGAAATCTTCCTTGATGTCCTCAAGCTTCATACCGGCGTTGAGCCTGTTAGATATTGAGCCTGCCAAGTAGATTTTCATTCGCAATGCTCCACGCGGGCTGTGATGTTGGACATCTGACCGACATTCAGATCGAGGAAATCCACGATCTTCATCTTTTCCAAAACGGCATTCTCGTGAACAACCGGATCGAAGCCACGCTCGTCATATGCCCGTTCGTCGATTTCGTAATCAGCTGAGAACACAATTCTTAGTTTCATTCAAACCCAACTTTCATGATAGATTTTATTACCAACAATTCTTGTTGTGGATTTAGGAAACCACCTGCAAGCAATTTCACCCCCTACATGGTACATAAGATGGTATGCAAGTTCAGTTTCCCCGAGCTTCATCGCTAAGACGTATTTGATGGTACAAGTTCGAGGTCTTGTGTCTAAATCCTCGGCATCGTCATATATATCATAGTCATCCGCGTAACCCATAAATCACCTCAGATCATAATGCTGGGTTTCGAAATCCAGAGCAGTATCCAGGATATATTGTTGTGTATTCTTGGGCTGTATCTTATCTTTCGGTATCAACCCGAAGCGATCATTGATTTGCATAATCCGCCGTGTATAGAACTTCCAAGCGTTGAACCGCTTAGTTGGCGAAGCATTCGGGTTAAGAAGAACCTTCCTATATCGTTGCCACTCAAGAAACACAGCGTGTTCATACGGAGTAAGTCGACCAGTATCGCGCTTCTGTTGAAGACGATACTGGTCGGTCACCCACTTCTGATACTGCTCGTTCCAGGGCATTCTCTGATTATAGAATCCCTGGACCGATGCCTCTCCTGCGTTAGCCGCAGATAGGAGAGTCCAAATTAGGACCAGTATACAGTTTATTTTGTACATCACACACCGTTTTGATGTCTTGGATCATGTCTCGGTCAGTAATGCCACCAGAGCACCAGGCGGCAACGCGAGTATGAATGCCGTAACCGATGTTAGCGGCAAGCAATTCGACGAGCTTGTCAACTTCACCGCGACAACGAACACGACGAGCGTTGGAGTTCGCAGATGTCCGAGTGACAACCTTGGAACGAACGCTCCCGTCAGCATTGTTCTCGTGATGGATCTTGAGGCGCTTCGCCAGATCGTACATCTTGTCCTTGTCGTCACGGAGAGAGTACAAATCACGAACCGAAGCCTGCGAAAGAATGTTCTTGGCTGCCAGTTCCTGAATGTCAACGGGAAGCTTCAGCAAGAGCCAGCGGCATTGAACCCAACCACGAGATTTGCCGATCCGATCGGCAACTTCGTATTCGTTCAGACCGGCAGCAAGCAACGCCTCGATGCCTTTGGCTTCTTGGTAGAGCGACAGGGCACGACGCTTCAGGTTCTCGGACAGGTTCATGACGCGGGCTTGCGTTTCGTCGATGTCAGTCCGAATGATGCACGGGATGGTCTTCTTGCCAAGCAATTCGTGCGCTTTGTACCGGCAGTTACCGGCAACGACACGATACTTGTAGAACTTCCCATCGCTTGCCAGTCTCTCAAACGGCTGAATCATGATTGGCTGCATCAGACCATTGGCTTCGATGTCCTCAGCCAATTCCTGTACCTCCGACGGGTTGATGACGCCACGACAGTTGAAGGTCGGGTCCGAAATCATTTCTTCGAGTGCGATCAGCTTGACTTCCATTAGAATACCCTCCTAAGTTCGTTTGTTGTTATTGTCTGCAAGTCACGTTTCTTCTTCAAGTTCTGTAAGATTAACTCATCTGTAGGCAGATGAATGATATCGATGATCGTAGCACCTGCGTTGGTATCCATCCCTAATCTGTGGATACGGTCCTCAGATTGCATACGACTCTCGGCGTTGTAATCATTGCTGTAATAGACGATGGCAGGTGACGCTGTAAGCGTAAGTCCCATACCGCCGGCACCCGGTTGAGCAACGAATGCAATCAATGGATAATCGTCGAAGTTCTCTTGGAACGCTCGTAACACTTCGGTATTATCCTTGATGCCCATTGTGTTGATCCAGCCTCGACCATCAACCTGTATGACATTCCATCCTGCTTTCTTGGCAATGTCCGTACAGATATCAACCGAGCCTTGATAGCCTCCGTAGATTACGAGCCTTCCAATTTCGGAGTACTCGTCGAGCAGGTCTTGCAAGACTGCCATCTTCGGAGATTTCACAACCTGTGACTGACGTTCGACGATTGGGGCTTTGCCCTCACCCTTACAATGAGGACACACGATTGTCACCATTTCATAGGTCACCTCCTGCATTTCACCACTGATTGTAACATCTATACCGTCGTTGCTCGTTGAAGCAATAGCTTCAGTGATCTTGCCAACGCCATCACAGACTTCGCAACGACCCATTCTGTCAGTCACCACTTCGATGTACTGGAACCCGTCACTCAGCTCACGAAGTAGATTGAGCGCAGTAATTGCTCTTGGTGCTTTCGCGGCAATCGTAGTCATTGCCCGGCGTGTTGCTGAATCGATATCACACTTGATAAGCCGATAGATCTTGTCTGGCAGATTCAGCAAATCTTTCTTGAGCTGAATGATGGCAATGCCCTTCATACGTTCGCCGAGAACCTTGACTTCGTTCTTGGCTTCGTTGAATGAGTGATACGTTATGGAGCCGATCACATGATTCGCATGATCTTTGGTCATCCCGCAGGTACGGCACAAGCCTTCCTTGTCATACCACGTCACCAACTTGGGGAACGTATTACCCGCGAGACCTTCTTGTTTCACGATCAAACCAAGACGGTCGCGGAATTTGTGAATGTTGCCCTCAACGAGAAAGCCTGGACAACACACTTCAACTTGCCAATACCAGTCTGTTGGGTTTCTTGGAGCGGGTGTACCTGACATCAAGATTACGAAACCGTCGTTGTTGCGCAAGTTCCGAATTGTTGAAGCGAGTTTCATAGCCGACTTGGAACGTTGTGCATTCGGATTCTTCAATCTCGATGATTCGTCGAAGACGACTCCATCGTATTGGTCACCAATGCACTTCTCGAACATGTTGTAAGACATGAACGTCGGCATGATCTCGGCTTTCCATTTCTGGAACTCAAGCTTGTTGGCATACAACACGCTTTTGGGAGCTACCCATAGCCAGTTACGTAATCCTTGCTTGGCTGCCCACTCCATGGTTTCGATAGCCATGAGTGTTTTGCCAAGGCCCATCTCTGAGCCAAGAATGCACTGGCGGCGCGTGATAAGATGCCTGATTCCGTCGATCTGATAGGGTCTGAGAGAGCGTTTGCTCTCGTATTCGAGAAGAGGTTTGTCATATCGCTCGTAAGGATTCAATCCTTCGAGAAACATGAGCTGGAAGATGTTTCGCTCTGTTGCCTTGATTGACCAATCTTTGGTTGGATTCACTTCGTCGAAGCCGTGATACTTGGCTCCGTCAAAGGTCTTGATTCGGTCAATCAAAGTCTTATTGTAACCGCTTTGGATGCGGATACGATCCTTATCCCAGATCAGTTTGACAGGGACTTTGCGCCTGTCAACGATGAAGAATGTTTGTTCAATGTTTGACATTTTTACCTATCCTCTTGAAGAGTTCAGCATCTATTTTATACAACTCGTCGAACACTTTACCAAGACCGTCTATGTTGGTCACATACTCATACTTGTGCAAGTTTGAGTAGATATTGTACCAATCTAATAGTGTCCCGGTACAGATGTAAGCATCTGTGTTCGTGAGTTCATCGACTAACAAATACTTGTTGAATAGGAACATCAAATTACAATTGAGCTTCAGAACATAGCTGACGTAACAGTGAGATCGCATAATCTCGATCGGTAAAGTCTGCTTTGGTACTGATCGTATGATTTGCATGGTGAAGAAAAGGCGGGTGTATTGCTACACCCGCCACCCTTTCCCCCGCTCTACACAGTCCTGTCGGAAACAGGTTCTGCTTCAGGTGCTTGCTCGGCAGTCTGAATCTTCGGATTGTTGAAATCCTGGATTGCAGCAGCGATTGCCTCGTCGTCCGGCAACGGATTGATCACGTTTTTACAGTCGATACACTTGGGAGCGTGCCAACTGTAGCCGTTTGCTTCGACGAGAACGCTTTTCACCGTGGCAGATCGCCCAATCCGCGATACGAAGGCACGGGTCTCGTAGCGTGACGACTTGTTTCCGAGCAGGTACGGGACGAAGGTTTCCTTCGACGGGAACCAGAGCAGGAACTCAGGACCGGCCATATTGCCCATCCGGACTTCCTGAACCTTGCTGTCCGAGTCTTGCATGATCTGCTTGAAGAGTTCGCTCTCCGGCTCATGCGAGACAACGACTTTCTCATCGCTGAACTTGATGGCTTTGGGACGCCAAGCCAAGATGATGCAATCGAACTCCTTGCCAACGTCGCAGATTTCTTTGCCTTCGACGTAGCCGAAGTGACCCATCCCGATTGCACCGGTCTTGACTTCGCGACTCGACGAGCCGTAAAGTTGCATCCGATTGAAGCCGCCTTTGGACATGTTCTCGATGAACGACTCATCCCACTGGGTAGGAACGGACGGAACGGAAACGATCATTTCATTACTCATGGTCTTAATCCTTAGTGATTAATGATTAACGATTAGTGATTAACGAATCAGACTTCGACGACCTTCGCCGTGTCAGCGGTGACAGCGACGTTACCATTCAACTCGCTCTTCATCTGTTCGAGCTTGGCAACTTCGCGTTCGAGCTTCTTGCGCTTGCGTTCTTCGTCACGCTTGGACGCCGCTTCTTCGAGCGACATCTTGCGCTCGTCGAATTTCCGCTTGGCTTCGCCGATGCTCTCCGGATCGAGACGCATACACCACGTCAGGGCGAAGAGGAAGGCTCCGGAGGGATCGGTGATACTGTTCCGGCTCAGCAGATCGGCAACATCTGCGGTGTTGTTGCGCATGGATTCAATTTCACCCTTGTTGCGCCACGTTGCCACGGTCGGAGGAACGAACTCTTCCGTTGCGCCACGACCTTCACGCTTCGCCTTGTTCAGCTCGGCGAGACGGCTTTTGATGTTGCCAGCGAACTCGCGGGACGAATCATTGATCGCCGCTTCCTTGTAGTTCAGCTGTTCTTCCGGCGGCAGATTGGCGAGAGCGAACGCATTGGAGAGCTTGATGACGCCTTCGTCGACCAGGGTCGCGATATCTTCGTGGAGCTTGATGAGCTTCATCCGTTCCTTCACGAACGCCTCGGAGACGGCGAGCATTTTCGCCATTTCTTTGGTGGTCATGAGCGGATCGGCTGCCATGATTCGCACCATCTGCTGCGTGAATTGCGCCGGAAGGGTGTCGATGCGGTGATGGTTCGCCATGAACTGGTCAACGAGTGCTTCGTTGTCGCTGATGTTACGAATCAGCGCCGGGACTTCGGACAGACCAGCCATCTTGCTTGCCGTGAAACGTTGCAGACCGTCACAGAGGATGTACTTGCCTTCGATTGCGTCAATCTCGATTTCCTGGCTTTCCTTGAGCTGAACCGCGTCGTCCTGCGTCATCGGACGAACCGAGAGCGCATTGATCAGACCACGGGCAGCAATGGAATCGACGAGTTCTTGGAACTTTTCGGTTTCCTTGTTGACCGGTCTGAGAGCGACTGGAGATTCGTAAATCTCCCCGAGTTTGAGCATTTTCTGCTCCATTTCGTGCCTCCGTATTTTGGAGTTTGGTTATGTAATCTGGGCGTTTTACCCAGATATCCGGTAGGTTATGTAATCTCGCAGATTACGCAAATCTCAGTATCAGTATTCCCAGATTACGAGATTATGCGTAATCTCATAATCTACAGTTTGTTCCGCGACATAAGGCAGTAAATAGCGGTTTGCGTCAATTCCTATCGGTCTAACTTGAACGGTATGGCGTTTACTGCCTTTATCCATATTCATATATAGGTCGGCTTTCAAGTTGAAATTTGACGGCTAAAAACAAAAGACAAGAAAAATTTTCGACTCTATCATACAATACCACAATTCGGACTAAAAAACAAACGTGAAACTAAAAAAGGTGAAAAAAAGTCGGTAAAATGAGTAGAATTTACAAAGCATTCAACCTATAGCGTTTTACAGATACTTATTTATCCTTATTTATCTACATTATCCCCTTCAGGGTTCCTTTCAGGTTCTCTTTGATATAGAGAGGACTTCTTTTTTGAGTGTCGGTTTGTAAGTTGTTCATAGTCAAACTTATCAACCTACTTATTTATTGCGTTTTCGGACATTCCATTTATTTCAATATACCGTTTGTTTTGTAAAGGGTTTAGCGTATTGTATAGTAATGCGGTTTCGTTTTACGCGCATGAAACGCCGTTTGTGATTACGAGATTATGCGTAATCTCATAATCTGGATTACATAACCACAAAAATAAGGTACAAAAGCATGGTCACAAGAGGGCAGATTATCAAAGATTTCCTTGAAAATACGCCAGATTATGATAATCTCGCTGATTTGTATGCACTTTACCGCGATGAAATGCAATGTCATGTAGTGGTTGCAGCAGATAACGGTAAGCGTGACGGATTAGGTTGGACGGACGGCGTTTCATCTTGGTATCCTTTCGTGATTTCAGACCAAGATTCACTAATCAAACATGTCGGTTTTGATTTGCGCAGTCATGTTGAAGGTATTGGACTCACTGGCTGGAACTGGAAAGAGAAATGCAGCATGTGGGTCGCCTTTGACTTCGACTCGCTTGTCAATCATAAACAGGGATTGACGGAATCTGAACTCAAAGACATCGCGAATGCAGTAAGTAACATCGAATGGGTAACTATTCGGCACTCAACGAGCGGGAAAGGTTATCACATCTATGTTAGATTAGATCCTGCAATCCCCACGGATAACCGTGCTGAACACTCAGCACTTGCGAGAGCGGTATTGCACAGGATGACAGCGTTGACCGGCTATAACTTCAAGGACAAGATTGACGTCTGTGGCGGTAACATGTGGGTTTGGCACCGCAAGATGCGTGGTACGAATGGTCTTGAACTGATTAAAAGTGGTATTCCACTCAATAACCTTCCGAATTGGAAGGAACATATTGATGTGATTACCCAATCTCAGCGCAAACCTCGTGATTATGACACCTTGGTTTCAGCCAGAACCAATATCAAGCTTGATGCGTCACATCTGAAGTTGTTGAATTGGCTTCAAGATAACGGTTGTACATGGTGGTGGGATAATGATAGGCATTTGCTTGTCACACATTCGATTGATCTCAAGCAAGCACACGAATCACTCGAACTAAAGGGGTTGTTTGAGACAAACAGTAGCCGGACTACAACACACAACGTGTTTTGTTTTCCATTGCGTTGTGGTGCGTGGGTCGTTCGTCGCTTCGGTAAGGGATGTACCGAGCATGAATCGTGGGAAGTAGACGCAAATGGATGGACAAGATGCTACTTCAACACAGATTTGGACATCAATACGGCTTCGCGTACGTTTGGTGGCACTGAACATCCAAATGGTGGCTTCATTTTTGGCGAAACAGAGAGTGCTGTCAAAGCTGCGCTCTCCTTAGGTGTGCATTTAGACTTGCCACCTAAGGCAAACCTGTGTACGTGTCGCATGAAAGAACATAGAGATGGTCGTCTGATTGTCGAAATCTTTGATAAGGAGAACCATTTAGCTGGGACAATGGACGGTTGGATTCGCGATGGTCATTTCTGGAAGAAACTGTACAACAAGAACAGGCAGAATAAGACAACAGAAGAGCTTGAGAACTTCGATGACTTGATTCGGCATCTGATTTCACCATCTGGAGAGGATCAGGGCTGGGCGATCTATGTCAACGGAGAGTGGACCTTTGAAATCCTAACGCATATCAAGCTGGCTCTGGCAAGTCTTGGCTATAAACAGAAGGAGATTAACGAAATCTTGGGTTCCTCGGTGCTGAAAGGATGGAAACTTGTCAATGTTCCCTTCGCAACCGAATATCCCGGCGACAGATCGTGGAATCTCAATGGTGCTCAGTTGGTGTATCAGCCAACTATCACGTCAATTGATTCACTACAAGTGAGTTGCCCGCACTGGTGGTCAATTATTGAGCATATTGGTCAGTCTTTGGATGAAGCAGTATCAACCAATGATTGGGCACTCAGTAACCGTATCTATACTGGTGCTGATTACATAACCTGTTGGATTTCCTCACTCTTTCAAGAGTCAACGCAACCGTTACCTTACTTGTTTCTCTATGGGAAACAGAACACTGGGAAATCCATACTGCATGAAGCTCTTTCGTTGCTTATGACTAAGGGCTATGTCAGAGCAGACAATGCTCTTACAAGTCAAGGCGGCTTCAATGCCGAGTTGGAGTCAGCGGTTTTGTGCGTTGTTGAAGAAACGAATCTCAAAACTGCTAAGGAAGCATCAAACAGAATCAAAGATTGGGTAACCGCACGTGAGCTGTCTATTCATCATAAGGGTAAAACACCCTACATGATTAAGAACGTGACACACTGGATGCAATTCAGTAACGAGTATGATGCTTGTCCAGTGTTTCCCGGTGACACGCGAATCGTTGTTATTCATGTGAATGAGCTTAAGAGTATTGTTCCCAAGAAGAGGCTTATCGAACATTTGAAAGAGGAAGCCTCAGCTTTCATGAACTATATTCTTAACTTCCAGATTCCGGAATCACCTGATCGCTTGAACGTTCCAGTACTTCAAACAACAGACAAATTCAATATTGCAGAAAGTAACAAAAGCTTAGTCGAGGTGTTTATCGAAGAAAAGTGTCACTCTGTGCCTGGTCATCTGATCAAATTCAGCGACATGTATCAGGAGTTCATCAATTGGCTTGGACCAACAACAGATTATTGGGGAAAGAAACGCTTCTCTAAGGAGCTTCCTCCCCATATTCTTCGGGGTCGTAGTCCACAAAACAATCAACTTTATGTGGCAAACCTGACCATGTACGCTGAAGCAGAGCCAGGTATGCCCTATAGGGTAATAGACGGAAAGGTTACTCAATGAGTTATTTGGACGACTTGCTTTCGTTTGTTGAAACAGATGTTGCAACCACCAGAGAGAAGGTGAGTAAGGGTGCTTTCCCGTACCCTGGTGGCAAGTCACGTTCGCTAGGCAATCTGTTGCCTCTGCTCCCTTACCGGAACAAGTACATCGAATTGTTCGGTGGTAGTGGTGTCGTGTTCATGAATCGGAAGAGGTCCAAGTGTGAGGTCTTCAACGACAAACACGCTGGCTTAGTTGACTTCTTCAAATCGTGTCGTGAGAAACCAGATGATGTAATCGAGTATTTGAAGCAGTTTCCATTCTCTCGCGAGGATTTCATTGACTGTCGAGATACTTGGGTTACGACAACCGATCCGTTGGAGCGTGGTTGCAAATGGTTCTATTCCATTATCAACAGTTTCACGTCCCAAGGTCGTAATTTCGGACGCAGTTTGCAGGATAGCTCTGCTAAGCATTTGCGCAGAGAACCTATCATCAAAGAAATCGCAGCTCGGTTCAAAGATGTTCTAATCGAGAACCAGGATTTCATGCAACTGCTCAAGGATTATGATTCAAGTGATTCAGTTTTCTATCTGGACCCACCGTATATCGGTGACTTGTGTTCAACTATGAGCGGATTCTATAAGCATATGATGACACGTGAAGAGCATTTAGCTCTGATCGAACAAGTGTTCAAGATGAAAGGGTTCGTTGCTGTAAGCAGTTACAAGAATCCGCTCTACGAGCCATACCCTTGGACTCGCGTTGAATGTTGGGAGATTATGCTCAGCATGAAAGGCTGTGCTTTCACTGAATCGAACAAATTGTTGGAGCTACGGGATCGTAGCGAAAGTCGTCCGATGCGTTACGAATATCTATATATCAAGGAGTAAATATGTTCAAGCATTTCAATAGTAATCTCTTGTGTACGGTGACCGCGACCCTCACTGGTCCTCGTCATATTGAGAACGATATCGTGGATATCTGCATCTGCCCGGTAAATCACGATTTCACCGTTTCGGCAGATTTCCCGATCTTCTATGGGATATTGGAACCACGAAGAGATGGTGTGCTCGATACAGGCTACTGCCCCAGAAACAAGTATGAAGAGTTAATGAAGTATGCTCAGAATCCATATGATGTGTCCGATCAACTTGTGCGCTGGTTTGACAAAATCAAACTGCGCGAAGGTAAGAAGATTATGCCTTTGGCGTACAACTGGCCAGTGCTAAGCAAGTTCCTCCTGGACTGGCTGGGTGAATTGGATTTCGAGTACGTTTTCGATCATCAATATCGTGACCTGTTGAGTATGGCAACTTTCTTGAACGATAGGAAAGTCTGGAACTTCCAGCTTGCAGCCTATCCAAAAACCAAGTTGTCATATTTGGCAAGTCAATGTAAAGTACAATACAAAAAACATGACCCAGTTACACAGGAGGGACTGGCGATTATGCAAATCTATAAGCAAATGCTTAGTAACAACTAAGTGGAAAGGTAGAAATGTGGAATTGTTCCCTATACATCAGTGGTGGTAGTATTGCAGTCGTTCCATATGACAGCTCAATACATGCCAGTAGTAACTTGATTTTCAGGCACGAACTGAACACAGCTCTTGAAGAGAGTTACACGAAATGGCAGAATAAGAACAATATTGGTAGGATTCTTGTTCTTAGCCACTGTTATGCAGTACAGAAAAGTATTCTTGTAACCTTGTTCAAACATCATGAAGAGCTGTTCCACTATAACTATAAGGACGTTGCAGTAGTTGCTGCTGCGATCAATGATAAGCGTGTTTATCGTGGCGAACCACCACTTTTCACAGGCTTGTCACTCAAGGTTATCTGTGGCATGCTCAAAATCAAAAATGAGGATGAGCTTGATTCGGTATCGAACGCTTGCAAAATCATAGAAGTGTACAGGGCAATGATGAAGGGAGTACTATGAAAGTCACATACGTCAAAAGCAAAGTTGCATATTGGAACCAGACATTTCTGGATCTGATGGAGATGGCTGACATTACGGTCGATGATGTCTCCTACGATTATGCTCTCGCAATCAACACCTATCGGAATCACTATAAGGTTCCTACCAAGGTGAAATGGATCACGTGGGTGCAGGACCATCCATGTGAGGTCGAGGAACAAGCGGAACTGTTCAACGAACATACGGATGACGTAATCATCGGTTATGAAAGTCCGTATAAAGCCTTGGGCTTCGACAGCAAGAGGCTTTACAGCATTCCGTTTCCAGTCGGTCGCAGGTTGTTCAAGCCGAAGACAATCTCTAAGAGGTACGATATCGTCTTCGTGAGCAACAAGGGACTTTATGTCTACAATCATGCACCATTGCAGCTGTATAAGGTGATCAAGAAGCTCGAAGCTATCTATGCTGAGACTCTGAAACCGTTGACAGACAAAGAGATTCATGAAATCTGCATGAACGATAATGAGTTCTATACATACTACAATACGCATGTGAAGGTTGATCTGCGTGAGAAGTTCATGTCGCTGTTCATCTATTGGCTTGTTTGCGAGTGTCTCTATCGTCAAGCGATGGTAGATCATTGCATCAAGCAGGGCTTCAGTGTTCACGTCTGGGGTGTAGGTTGGAAGAAGAATCCCAAATACTGCCATATCGCTTCTGATATGGTCAGTGAAGGTGATTTGGTTCATGCCTACAGCCTTGGCAAGTATGTTTTGCACCTGAACAGTCTTGGTGGTGTACATCAACGTCCGATCGAAGCACTCTATTGTGGATGTAAGGTGCTGAACCCAATGCAGGGATCAGACCATCCAGAAACGTTCGATGCAGATGCACACTATACGGAGACAAAACGGCGTATTCAAACACAATTTCACAACATCGTGAATCATGTACCATGTTCTGCACAACTGTGGGACATCATGGACGTGAGTAAATACACTTACAAGGAGATACTATGATCGTCGGATTTACAGGATTCAAACAGAGCGGCAAAGATACTGCCGCGCTTGCATTGTATGAGATGGGTTACGAAAAGGTAAGCTTTGCACATCCAATCTACCAGATTGCAGCCATCTTCGATTTCGATCTTGACGACAAGAACGCTGTTCATCCTGTTTGGAGGATCACGCTGAGACAGTTCCTTCAGGTGGTTGGGACTGAAATGTTCCGTAACATAATGGATGATGACGTTTGGATCAAGCACATGGAGCATATTCATGGCCTCCCTGAACGGGCGGTGGTCACGGACGTTCGTTTCCCTAATGAAGCGGCCTTCATCCGGCGCAAGGGTGGGATCGTGATTCGGATTTGTCGTGATACAAAGGAATACGATTGTCACGCTTCAGAAATGGGGCAATCAAGTATCACACCTGATTACACAATCAACAATAATGGTTCGGTGGAAGAACTACATCAAGCAGTAAGGAGTATTCTCGATGCGCGCAATATTGATTGATTCCGTCAAGCAGGAAGTTCGTGAGATCGATCTCGATATCGAGAAGATCGCTGAAACAATTGGCTGTGAACTGTTCACAATCGTTGGGTACAAGCCTTACACATTCTTCGTGGATGATGAAGGCTTGCTCAAAGACCCGAGGAATTGGTTCACTATTGTCGGTGCTGGCTACCAGTGGTTCGCTGGTAATGGTCTCATTCTCAATGGAACCTACGACTGCGAGCCATGCACTATGTCCCTTGATGAAGCGAAGAAACTGATTGTTTTCGCCCGTGGTCGGAATCTAACGATCCCAAGTGTACAGGTATATTCACTATGAAATGGCACGAATATTTTCTGAATGTCTGTGCGGTTGTTGCTGGTAAAAGCAAAGATGAATCAACCAAAGTGGGAGCAGTCATCGTTGGACCAGATCATGAAATCCGGTCAACCGGTTACAACGGCTTCCCACGCGGTGTCAGAGAGCTGAAGGATCGGCAACATCGACCGTTGAAGTACCGTTACACTGAACATGCTGAGCGCAATGCTATTTACCAAGCGGCGAGAGCTGGAGTATGCACAAACAAGTGTACGCTCTATGTGAATTCGTTGCCTCCGTGCGCAGATTGTGCCAGAGCAATTATCCAAGCAGGTATTGTTGAAGTCTACTTTGCCTGCGCTGATGTACCAGAACGCTGGTATGATGATTGGATAATCAGTCAAACAATGTTCAAAGAAAGTGATGTGATTTGTGAAAACATTTTCTGAGTATCAAGCAGCAGCCGCGACAACCGCAATCTACCCCAAGACTGGGATGCTCGGTCTGACATATGTCGCTCTTGGTCTTGGCGAGGTTGGTGAAGTACAGGGTAAGATCAAGAAGATCATTCGTGACAATGCCTGTGTAATCACGGATGAGGCAAAGAAAGAAATTGGCAAGGAGCTTGGTGACGTGCTTTGGTATCTTGCCAACATGTGTACGGAGCTTGATCTTGACTTCGGAGAGATTGCACAATCAAATCTTGATAAGTTGGCATCAAGAAAAGAACGTGGCGTCCTTCAAGGGAGCGGAGATAACCGATGAAGCGCTTAGGCAGAAAGCAGTCTCAAGAACTCAAAGATATGAAGGAAAAATGGAATGAAAAAAATGGGAGGCTATAATGATTGATTATTATACCGTTAAGAAGCAAGAAGAATTCGATAAGGTTACGAAACCTAAGCAGTACAAACGTATCAAGCCGAGGGTTGATCGTAACGGGCCTTGTCCGTGTGGTAGTGAACTGAAAGCAAAGAAGTGTTGTTACAAATGATTACATTAATGTGCACCTTAGTCTCGGTATGTCTTTCGAGCGCAAGCTTCATCGGACTCATGTACTTCGGTTTCGGGATCGAAATCCAAAACATTTGGGCATTCTTCGTGCTATTCGCGGCTTGGAAAGTGTTTTCTAATCTGGCACGCGCTTTCGCGAAGAGTGTGAAGGTGGAATGATGCCATTTTATCACAGGGAATTAGTTTTGGTCGAAGCCATTCAATTGAGATGGGCGACTTGGAACGAGATTTGTGCGTTCCTTGGAGACACAATCAATGATAGTAATCCAGGATTCTTTGGACCAGCCTCAGATACGTGCGGAGAATGTGGTCCTGATTACATAAATATTAAGATTCCTACGCCTATAGGTGAACAGATAGTCCAGCACCGTGATTACGTAATCCAGGGCGTGAATGGTGAGTTCTATGCTTGCAAGCCAGATGTCTTTGCTGAGATATATGAGAAGGTGGGATCATGAACTACTATACACCAGAAACCCACGAATGTTTGGATAATCAAATGAATCAGTGCAGTATTGTAACAAACTATGTATGCAGCCGATTGTGGAACAAGTGTAAATATTGCAAACTTGACGAAGATGGATGTTGCATTTACATGGGCTATACAGGCGAATGCCGTAATTCTGAAGCAAGATGTGATCAAAAGGAACACGAACATGAGCGTAAGATATATGTGCCGTGATTTCGAACGCTGTCCATATTGGAAGTGTGATCTGATTAACAATTTCCTTTGTGGATGGAGAAATCACAAGAGTGAATGTTCAAACCCACAGGCACACGCAAGATGTGAACAGATTATTGAGTATAAATGTCCCGGTGAAGAAGGATGCGCGTACAAAGAGGGCAACGATTGTGTGTGCAAAGTGAGAAGCGGTCCTCGTAGCGGTAACTGTACAAACAAGAAGGCACAACATGAAATGGCAAGAACTGAGAAAATGGCGGCGCAAGGGTAAGGATTTCCTGATTGAAGTAACACACTATGATGAGTCGATCTGGAACATCCACCTGTATCTCTATCCAGATCATCCTCTTTTCAAGGCTGATCGTAGAGCGTTCGATCAGGCACCGGGACATTGTTACATTTCATTGTTTCAGCGGAATCGACTCAACAGCGATACTGATACGTCTTTACAGGTCGGTTGGGACTACAATCACGAAGGCGATGATTACTATCGTGATCTTCGTGATCCGGGACCAATACTCGCGGATGCTGACAAACTGTATGATTGGGTAATCAAATGATTTCTTTTGATGAGAGCGAAATCAGCAAAGAGGAATTTGAAAAATTAATTGCTGATAATGATGTGTTCAAAATTCATTCAGGCGATGCTTGTCTTTGTATTCCCAAAGCAAGCGTCACGTTTCAAGGTATGGTTGACCTTCATCTGTTGGATAAATTGATTAAACAAGCAAAAATGTCAAGCGATATTGTAGAACTTTCAAACTTAGGATAATCAAATGACAGAAGAGGGCCCTTTTACTTATTTTCCTAACGAGTGTAATGAAGGTAAAACAATGAAACCATGTCCGTTCTGCAAGTCAAGCGATCTGAAGTACTACTCAGGATGGCCGAAGAAGATCAAGGAAGCTGAGAAGTTACAACATCTGATGCGTAAGCCTACAATAACGTGTAGAGGCTGTGGCATCGAGTTCAGTTCAGGTGTATTCGGTTGCGGCTACAATGATAAGTACGCCTATGATGTCACGGTACAAGTCTGGAACACCCGCGTCTTTGAGAGCCATGACCATCTTGTAGCCGAGAACAAACAGCTGCACGATATGATCTATGATTGTCAAACCCAGATTCACGGATACAAACGCAAGCTTGAAACCTGCGTCATCCACGAGAATGTTTTGCTGAACGTCGCACAGCTCGATGTCTGGTATGCTTCGATAGCCAAAGGCTACAAAGCTTGCAGGAAGTGCGGTGCGCCGGTAAGAGGAAACGGTTGCTGCATATTCTGTGACGCGTGGGACTCCGGAACTGAATTTCGCTGGATCAACGCAAGTGCTGATTCAGTGGTCGCGTTCAAGAATGAACTGGACTGGCTTCTTGCTAAGTACGGTGCTAAGATTGATGGTGTAATCAAAATGTAAGGAGCTTATGTATGAATGACTATGTTTGGTTTGAAAACGGTTGCATCAATTTCTTCAATACTGATGGTGAACGGTTTGTTGTTATTCTTGCAAATGTTTTTGAGTGCAGATTCGTTTGTGAAGATAATGATGTATTACTAAAAGTTACCTTCACCGATAATGCAACAGTCCACTACAAGCTTAAAAGGATGAACAAAGATGAGCAAATCTAAGCACTATGAGATGTCCAAACTTCATTTTGAAGATTTGACACGGCAGGTAGAGTTCAACAGCACAAGTGGATGGCGGCCTGTAGGCTTGCCAACATTCAAAGAGCATGAGAATTACAGGTTCAAGCCACCGCACGATATCGAGGGTAATAAGATGTTCGTTGGACCATGGTACGTGAAGGACAAGACACCATTCAGGATCACGCGACTCGATATCAGCGCAACATACAACGATTACAACTTCAAATCTGTGACTATCTGCTATTGGAACGGTTCGAGCGGTGACGTGTATCCATGGGAGATCATGGGTGCGCATAAAGTGATTATTGAATCAAAGCACAAAGAAATTATGGCTTGGCATTATGCTGATCCATCCTTGCCTATATTCTACCGTGCTAAAAATGGTCTTGCTTGGCAAGTATGTGGCAGACCTATAAGCTTCCGTGAGGATTGGGAATACAAGCTCGGTGATCCTTTGGACGCCCATGGTAATCTATTCAGGGTAGGTGAATGCTATACGTGCAACGGTTCGACATTTATTTTACTGGATGTTGATAGCCGCAGAGCTAAAGTATTGAATAGCGATGAATCGTTGTATGATTTGCCAATCATAGAAATTAAGGGTGCTGTTCCGTGCTACGAAAATCGTGTACTCAGCGCGTTCATCAAAATCTTATTTAGGAGTTACTATGAAAAGCCGACACAGTGAATTGATCAGAGAATATTATGAGGACATAACTCAGGATGTCTGGGGACGAGTAAGCTGTTCAGACTCTTGGCGCCTGTGCGTTAAGCCAATAGCCTTCAATGAAGACTATGAGTATGAGCTTGGTGCGCTTAGAGATAAACATGGTGAAGTGATTGAGATAGGTGGGTGCTACGTACTAAATGGTCGAGTATTCGTTGTTCGATTCCTAAAAGACCGTGAAGTACATATCCAGTATCTGGATAATAACTACAGAGTCAGTTTTAGTGTAAAACAGATGCTGGAAGCTGAACCTTGTCGGAATATCGGTACTCTGAAATATGCTATCGGCAGATTACAGAATCAGATAGCTATACTCGAATATCTTACTGATGTTCACAGACCGTTCGAAGGTGAAATCGGACCATGTAACGATAAAGTAAAGGTGAACGCATGCACAAAAATGCCAGCGTAGTCAAACATTGGGTCGTAGACACGAATCGTCGGGTCGAGTTCTTAAGACAAGATGAAACATGGCGACCACTAACAGGGGTCACATTACATGACTTCGAATATGCGTTAGCAAGATTTGCTTACCCAATCGACAGTAATTGGCGCGAGATGGTGGTCGGAAATGAATACTATAATGATGCATTTGGCTACTTCATTTTCCACGGTCGTGTAGATGCTGCAAGCTTTTCCATTGGTCAGCTACACAAGGCACAATGGGAGCTTGATGGAGCCAAACCGAAGTGTGAAATGTTTGGTGAAATGGAATATATTCCTCACCTGATACCGGAAGGCTTCCGGGTGCTTACAGCTGAGGAACAGTTTAACAAGGGTGACTATTTTTTGAAGAGTTGGTGTGGTTCAACCTACTGGGAAAAATTTACTCTAGGTGGGTCCACCATTGGCAATGCAATAGCAATAAGAAAGGTGAACACATGACAGTCAGGGAGATCGAGGTTCTTACAACCTATGTGTGTGAGCATTGTGGTCACATTCATAAAAAACAATTTCAGATTCGTTGCAATGCTGATTGGTTACGCAATAGCATTCCACCAAAGATGGAATGCCCTAAATGTAAGGAGGCGTATGAAAGAAGCAATTGATCACGCAATCAAACTAAGGCTTATCCTAATTGAGGCTGGCGCAACAATGCCCTATGCGTTCGATGAAACACCGCTCGAAGAACCGGCAAGCTGGTTCTTCGGTGAGCTGTTACATCAACATACAGTTGCAATAGAGCTTGCAACCTTCATGCACCAGATTCTCTATCGACTCACTGGCGAGATTGTTGATGCAAGTTCGATGACCAAAACTGTTGATAGTGACTTCTTCGTGGTCCAGCTCAAGAACGAGATCGAGCTGATCCTTGAGGAAGCGAACCGGACCAAGTACATTGCTCAACGGATTCGCGACAGCAGCGGTCAAATCTTTGGTATTGCTTTCAGCGACGAACCAAATAATCCTGAATCAATTGTTAGCTCAATCTATGACAAGATGAATATGGTCAAGGAAATTTATATAGAGATTACACGAATGATTAAGGAAACAATACAACTATATGAGGAACAGAGACCATGAAGCAGAGCGTTAAGAAAGTCGAGATACGTAACCCCTACGAGAAAATCGAGTATTGCGGTCGTATCTGTTACAAGAGTGAACCGAAGGGTGATGCAGTTGGCTTCATCAAGAAGCGTATTGCCAGCGGTCATGAAAGCATTTTGGAACATGTGTATATCACTGTTTACGTGGACACTGATACACCGATTTTCCTCGATGACAAATTCCTGACTATCGGTACACGTTCTGTATCTGGCAATATCCGGTCATTCAGGAACTACTGTAAACGCCGTAAGGACTATGCCATGGCACAGTACCTGCTCTCCATACTGCGTGGTAGTGCATACAATCATTTCTTCGAGGATATACCATGTAAAGACAAGACAGCATCCGGTGGTATCGTGTTGATGAAGCAGGAAACCTATCATTGCGTAACCAATCGTGGTATTAGTCACGAACTGGTGAGGCACCGGCAGATGTCCTTCAGTCAAGAGAGTACTCGATATATCAAGTACGATGAAATCGAGTATATTGATCCACTCACAGACCATCCGGCTTTGGGTCGTGCGCTTAAGGCTTGCTCCAAGGCTTACAAGGAACTGATCCGTGGTGGGATACCACCGCAGATTGCGCGAGCAGTACTGCCCAACGATTTGAAGACCGAGATCATTATCACAGGTACGCCACAAATGTGGGATTACGTAATCAATCTGCGCAGTCAGCCAGATTGTCACCCTCAAATGCAAGAACTAATGAAGGAGATCAAAACATGTCGGAGCTGAACGGAACAATAAATCTTAAAGAGATCGCAGACCTTGTCTGCAAGAAAAAACAAGACCTTGCTAATGGCATCTACAAATGTCCAATTTGCGGAGCAAGGGTGAATCCCGAAACAGATTTCGATGATGAACGCTCGAAGAAGGAGTTCTTCATCTCGTCCCTGTGTCAAGAATGTCAAGATAAGGTTTTCGGCTAATGGCTGTCATCTTGACAATAGACAAGGTGAAGTTCGCAGTTGATGGTGCCCTGTGGATCAGAGAAGGTGAGAAGCTGCATATCGATGCTACGCTTGCACTGATGCTGCCACAGGACAACACCCTCTGGATGGACTACATCAGTAAGTTCGCTGATCTGATGAGCCAATCAGATGCGCTAACCAACTTCACCATAGTGCGCGTTGGTCAAGAGATCATGGTGACGCTACCAGATAACATGTGTACGCGATATCTGCTCAATGGACTGTATATCGCGGATGATGAGTTCATCTTCACTACGTTACGTCCATTGGAAATGATGATCTGTCTATCCACTGGACGCAGAAACGCCGCTTTGCGCGGCGTTGGTTAAGTGTTACTTGGGAACCTTGAAGTTGAGTCTTTCTTTGAACTCTTCTTTCTTTCCTTTGTTCCAGTTGGATACGGGTCGAATATAGCCGCACACGCGGCTATACACTTCGCACTTCTGACCACACTTAGCCATCGACTACGCTTTCTGGTGTTATGTATTCATGTTTCTGTCCCTTAATTACCTTATTGAAAGGTACGATCTGATTCTCCAATCCAGAATATACGCTCCTGAGTATGTGCTCACCATATATGCTTGAATGATAAGCTTTCTCGCGCTTTGCGTGGTAGTCACAACAAAGGAAACGTATATTCTTGGATTGCAAGAATCTGCAAAGAGCAACAGCAACGCAGATGCATGGCATTGATGGCCCGTACACGCCAAGCAGAGGTTCCTGTATCATGATCAGGTTCGTGTAACCGGTATAGCATGTCCAAGCTCTCGGCGATAGTAGCATCGTTGCTCGACAGCAATAGGCTCTATCACGAAGGGATGCGTCAATCTGTATCGCGAATAGCGGTCCATCGGCAACGGTGTTTACTTGATGCACACTATTGTTCAAACAGATGGTCATGTGACCAGCCAAGTGTTCAGCGCGCAAGTATTCGAGCGAGGCACCGCTACCAACGATGTTGATTACTTGTCCTTGGTAAAGATCAACCAAAGAAAGGAAAGCGTTATTAATTGCACTAGAAATAGGTACATAATATCTCCTTCTGTAATCAACAGGCACGTACTCTTTAGTCGTGCCTTCTTTCTTTAGTTGTTTTAGACTTTTAAACATGCGATACATTCTTCCTTATCAATCTTACGACCTTCGCAAGATAGCTGATTAGTAAATCCACAGCAGAAGCGTACTCGTTCGCTACCTCGTTTCGCACACGGTGGAAGGATCAGGTGGTAGACGCGCTTGTTCCGCGTGTCACGCTCGTAGCCCTCCGGCATATCAGGCACCTTCGCTATGTAGTACCTGTCTCCGTTGTTCAACGTTCTGAATCTTTCCTTCGATTTCATCGAGCATCTCCTTGTCCACAGCTTGTCCATTCATCACGTCGAGCCGAATCATGCGAAGCATATTCCGGATTTCCTCATCTGCGCACTCGTCCTCCGCTTCCGAAAGTTCTCCGACCAGTTTCCACTTCGGATAGTTGCCACTCTCCTTGAGTATTTCAGTTATGCTCTCGAAGAGATTGCTCAAGCGATTGGTCCGAGCCAGCATCATGAGTGGTTGAAGTTGCTTACGTAATCCTTCCGGAGCCTGTTTCATGGCTTCTTGAAGGTTCTTCATGAGAATGTCCTCGAAAGCATAACCAGAGATCATCTCTCCAGCTACGATACGTGCCTTGGACAGATGCTTATACACGCAGTCGAGACACGGCTCACGCCGGATGTTGATTTCCGTTTGTCCTGGATGATGAGGGGGCTTGTTATCAAGCATTTGTTTCAGCGCGGAGGGAAGATCAAGCTTCAACAGTTCCTTTTTATCAGTGTTCTTGAATAGAGGAAGGATTTCCGTCTGAAGGAAGCCGCAGCATTTCTTGCTGGCCTCCAGCTGATCGATGAAGCCGGGTACAAGCTTTTCGATGTCGCTCTCTACGAGTTTCAACTTTTTGTAATTGTCGTTCTCGCTCATTCTGTCCTCCAGGAATTATTCTGAATGCTGTCTTCGATGGTTTTGAACGCCTCGAGATCACCTAGTCCACACTCGAACAGACACGGTTCCCTTTCCCATTTGATCCGGGCATGTATTGCCTGCTTCTTGAAACGTTCACGAAATTTCTCATCTGTAAGACACTTGCGACAACGTTCGTGATCAACCAAGATTCCGCAACGTGGGCAGCCATACTGCTGCAAGCTCTTAAGAGAAATCTTACTCCCGTCTTCAAACTCTCCCTTCTTCAGATGTTTATATAAATCGATGGCTTTTTCCCAATGTTCGCTGACAATCCTTTTATGTCTGCTACGATTCAGCTTGACGTTGATTCTTCTGCGGGCTTTCTTGATGTCAAAGGGAACACCGACGAATTCAGCAACACGCTTTATTTGTTCCAGCGGCTCGGAGACAAGCTTTTCGTATTCCACAACCAGCGTCGGTTTCTGATACTTCTGCAACCATGCACACATCGGTATGGCTACGTTCAAATAGAACTCAGGACCATTTACCGTTTCGTTGTTCATCTCTCTAAGAGGAAATTTCCTGGTCATTCTCTCCTGGCTTGTGGCGACGGCTTTCGGATGTCTGACCATCAGGATGATCTTGTCCACATACTTCGGGTCGGTATGAATGATGCCTCTGGCAACGATCTTGACCGCCGTATTGTGTTCATTGATTAGACGATCAAGACGCTCCGCATCCATCCAACGATAGAACATTCCCTGGACAGCATATATATCCTCCCAGAATCCGTTCGGATTCATGTCCTTCTTGATGTTTGCTTTCCTTTTGGGACTCAAATACTGCATACAGGCTTCTTCCGGTGTCTTCGGTTTTCTTTCTTGTGGAAAGGCGTCTCCTACGATCTTCAGGCCACCGGACCTACAGATATCCATCATCAGACTGGTGCCGCTCCTCGAAACTCCTGATACGATAATCATATCACTTCTCCCCAACTAACTCTTATACCGCTTGTGAAACGAACGAAACCCGGTTGTATTGTAGCGTTCACTTGTGCCAGATCATTGCTTCGGCTAGCCGTAGATGCAGGAGACAGGTAGCTTGCAGGCCACACCGTTGATGTTGTATAGGTCGGAGCCGGATATGCCGGAGCACAAGCATTCTTCTTTCGATAATACTTCTTGTACCAATAATTTTGTATGTGGACTGAATGAACATTTGTATTATAGACATAGGCTGAATCAGGGCTGGTGCCTGCATTGTATCTGCTTTTATTACTGTTCCAGGCTGCAACTTGGTCAGGAGACATGACACCGTTTACAGCTGTTCCAGACCAATACCAATTAAGCAATCCTGAGTAGTCAGCCCCTGTCCTTGCCACCATTTCAACGACCTGCGACGGTCCATATCTATGTGATCCTGTGTATATTCTTTGAAATTTGGCAAAGGTTCTTTTAGACCGCGAACCTTGCCACTCATACACCGTAATTACATCAGAACCGGAGGTGTATTTAAATGTTCCGGTCCCTGAATTGTTATTTGATAGTGTCTCACAATTTGTACGTTCATCGCAGTAGACACATAGGTCTTTTGTTTCTCCATTTTCCCAAATACAGACGAAATGTTCAAATCGACATAGACTGTCGGAATAATACTTCAACATGGGTTGAAAGAACATGAGGACCATGCAATCATCATAAGGAGCCGTCCAATCGACGGTGATGGGTATTTTTCGTACAGCACCGCAATTACGGCCGCAAGTGCAGCCAGGACGATCACATTTGTTCAAATAAGTGTCAAAACCCAGATTCTCTACCAGAAAAAATTTGTCGTCTGTTTCCTTCACAGAAAATCCGAAGTTGAATGGGTTGGTCGGATACCGATTTGGCATATCCTTACAGTTAATGGCTCCTTTTTCGTAACGGATAACATTATTCATTTAGAACACTCCTATGAAAGTCATTGCATTATGCCCACTGAAATATATTAAGAAATTCGTACGATGATACAGGTCTGCTGCACCGGGTCGCAATGTTCCATCTGTACTAGAGACACCTGATTGTGTAATCGTTCCATTATTATCAGTATAATAATGTGTTGCGTCGAATTGAATATGACCGTAGTTCGTAACAGCGTTCATCTCAATCCTCTGCGTTCCGTTGTCAAATAACCAGTATTCAATATAGCCTGTTTCTTCGTCAATGGTGATGTCTGTGGGACAAATAACACCCGGATAAGACGGATATCTTGTCAAGAATGTGGATTGCGGATAGATTGTCTGGGTTCCGAAGGCACAAAGCATTGTTTCCTGGGTCGTTATAAGCATCGGGTGGCGGCAAGGTATCTCAATAGTTCTAGTGCAGAAAGCTCCACCACAACAGCACTGGCGGATTTTATGATCCGTCATTAGAACTTTACTGTTTTGAATGTAGAATTTCATCAGTCACAAAGCTCCAATGGCATGACTCTGAACCAACGTTGTAACCCATTGAAACCGCTGTAGTGCGCGACCATGTATTCGCGGTCGTCACGATCAGTGTTTGGCTCTTCATCGACATCCGTTCCTTGCTGCATCCGAATTATTGCAACCGTTTTGTTACCATCAATCGACGGCGTGTCGAGATATACATCTTTAGTGAACTCTGCATTAGCCACGCACTTGATCAGACCGAGACGCATCAGCGTCATCCAGTTACTATCGCTGGTTGCATCATCACGATCTTCAGCTTCCAAGATCAAATCACTACTTGTAGGTGCCATCGTACTCTCATTGAAAAGGAAGCCAACGAACCTGTTTTCGCCGATCACAGCAGAGGAATACACTTCAGCTGAATCAGTAGGAGGGAAAGACAATGGTGGATTAACGAATCCAGGATAGCCATCTACAACCATGCTCGTCGGTGTTTCATCAGGCCACGTATCCTGTAGAGCAGTTATTACAGTCGTCGGTGTTGACCATGAACTACGAAGGAAAAGCCCAAGCTGTTTCTCAAAGAAATGGTACTCAATATTTTCTGACAGCTCTTGCGTGATTATGGCTGAGTAGACACCACTCTCGACCTGAAACTCGATTGTTCCAAGCTTGTAAGCGTTGTGTCCAGTGAAATGCAAGTCCTCTTCCATATCAACGGCGGCTGGCGAAAGTGCGAAGAAACTGCTTTCAGCGTCACCGTCATCAACGGAAGAGAAAGCGACGAAATACACGTTCCATGTTTCGACAGCAATAGCTGCTGTTATGTCGATCGTGCCTCCGTTGATTGGACGAACGAACTTGCTACCGTTGCCATACCAGATGTAGCGACCACCGGTTATGGTAATCTCGTACTTGTAGACATCAGGATCTTCACTCACCAGAGTAACTAAGAATCCGATCTGGAACGGAGCATTCTTAGCTATCGTGATCCAATTGATACGCTCTTTTTGAATAGGCATTATGGCACCTCTTCGCTAATGAATGCTCCACCGTGCGGAGCATAAGCTATTACTACTGTGTCACCTACAGCAACACTATTGTCCTTGATAGCAAACTTGATATCCTCGTAGTCAGTGTTGGTTTGAGCAACACCCTTCTGCTTAGCCATCTTGACGGTCGTGTTACCAATCTGTACTGCATCACCAACAGCGTAAGTACCGTGTACGCTCTTAACCTTGACAGTGATTATATCGCTCTCCTTGACTTGATTCATTAGCTGATCGCCGTAGCGACCAACACTCGTCAGGTCATATATCCGAGCGCGCTTCTTCAACCCGGGCAGGAAGAACGAGTCGAAATAGAACGGCTCAGGGAGGAAGGTGCTGTCAATGGCTGCCACGATATTATCCGGATACGGATCGTTGAAATCCGGGAACGGGTCACCGCCAGTGGGTGAAGTAGGTAGCCAGATCACAACATCAGAAGCATCCTCAGCGAAGTTGGTTTCATTGGACAGCACGACACCGTGCGTTGCAACGGTGAAGTCCGGCAAGTCTATCTCCACGACGTCGAAAGGCTTGACATCAACCTTCGTATAGAACTGACCTACACGAAGCTGATGCCACGAATTGCTGTAGCGAACAAGCCAGAACTGCACACTACGGAGTACACAGATGCGCAAGTTGTAGATCAAGTAATCATGTTTATACAGGTACTGCTTGAAGCCAACTGGTCTGTTCTTCTGGTAGACGTATCGCTCAGTACGCTCAGGAAAGTAGTCAGTGAAGTAGGCAGCCTTGATGTCGGTGTAGATGCTACGTACGTCGGTTAGCTCCATCTCGATAGTAGGATACTCAGTCGTGTCCTCATCAACAGTACCTGCCGGATCAGCAATCGTCGTTATATCCTCAGCGAGATCGCGAATATACACTACACCATCTACGATCACTATCCCAATATGCGCTTCCCAACACACTTGCCTCAGCAGTTCCAGCGCATCCATCATCTCGAAGAGTGCGAAGCCACAAGGATAGTTCTTGACGCTATCCAAATCACGGACATGCGCGAAGCTTACAGGGTCAGCAGTTAGATCAGTAGTGTAGTTATCGATCACGTATTCGAGAACATCAACTACATTACCTGTGGGCGCGATAGATGAACGATAGGAGACGTACCATTGTTTGGTGTCCCAGTCGTTACGACCACGCATAGCTTGTCCAACTGTCAAGATGGATGGACCTGAAAGGTCTAGCTCATACATCGTCGTAGGCACGACACGAAGCTCACCACGGTAGAAAGCGTATGCTGCTAGCACTTCCTCGGTTGCCTCGCCATTGAACACGTAATCGTAGCCATCTTCATTAACGAGAAACACTTGTGTACCAGCCGGGATATACCACACATTGGGGTAGTTGTACTGAATCTCACCTGGCCATCCACCTTCAAGCTCTACACCACCAAGTTCATACTGACCACGGGCATCAACGATACTGGCATCCATAGTATAGCCTGCACCAACGTTGGTATCAATCAGTATTGGATTTCCCAAATCATCAAGCACAGGGTTCTCAAGGATAAGTTTGTCACCGATATGCTGGCTACAACGAACGTAGACATCGCGATAATCGGTTTCTTGGTCGTCGTTGAAACTGGGATCAGCCATTTCACGACCTTCAGGTTCAGGGAGTGACGTGGGCTGGTACTTGATATAGTAATAGTTCTGCCTAAAACGTATACGCAAATACTTGCCAGCGAGACGACCGCTGAAGTTGTTGACCCAGAGTGCGCTCGGGTTCGCGGCATCAGCGTCATCATCAGGATTAGGACGTGTCGTTATGTCACGACCACCAGTATAGTAGTTGACATTGAAGTACAATGGGCTGTCATCTTTGGTCTCGAACTCGCCAGTTATTTTGTTCATTGAACCATAGATCAGCACATCACCAACGTTGACCATATACTCACCATCAGGCATAGCCTCTGGATTGCTCACCTTGAACTTGGTCTTGATGAACGTTAGATTCGCTGATCCACGTTTGAACTTCCCAACCGAGGCTGCTTCATACACGGCTTCGAGCAGCTTGCAGTCTGGTATGCAATAGCGGTTGATTGCAGGTACACCCAAGACGGTGCCGAAACCAATAGGAGGATTGGGTGGAGGGCATATTTCATCCTCGATTTCCTCATCTGTCAGAACGGTTACCAAACTCGTCTCAACAGAAGATACACAGGCGAGCTGCATAGTTCTGTTCATCTCGATCCAAACGATCGGCGTTGACACCTTGCCCTTGAAAACAGTCAGTGCATCGTCAGTAGGATTAGCCTTGAAAGTGATAATCACAGGCAAGCCATACAGCGGTGAGCTGTCGAAAATAGCTTTCATCTCTCCATCACTGTCATCGAGCGTGATCGAGACATCACTTGACATAGTGATCGAATCGATACTACCTTCTGAGTGTATGGCACCCATCTGGATGACACGGGCAGTACGATCTACACCGCCGATGGTCAGGGTGTACTGCGGTGAGAAAGTATTAATCATTTGGCATAACCTCCAATGTGAGTGATACGCTAACGAACCTGCGCTTGCTGCGTATGTAATTGATTAGTTCATCGCTGATGTAGACGCTCTTGGTCAAGCCACGATGGTCAATGTACGGTATGGCTGTACCCATAGTGGACAGTAGGTAACTGATCACCGAATCATACTCTTCATCACAAGTGGGCATGTCAAAAGACACTTCAATATGCTCACGTGTGATATCATCCTTGAAGATTTGCAAGTTGTTTGAATAGCTGCGTTTGGTGCGAATGTTAGGTCGCACGTTGATCACCTTCGACTCACGACCTTCGGGCAGTTCGAGCGTACCGAGTGTAATCATTATGCCACCTCGAAACTGAATTCGACATTAGTGTTGCAATCGTTGACCGTGATGTCGCGATCTGTGACAACTATGTCTCCAACGATGGTACCATCAAACGACTCGTCTGTCTCGACAAGCTCGTCATCAATATAGTATAGAGTCAATGACATAGCCTGACCAAGACTTGCATACAAGAACGAAAGCAAACCGAGGTGATCGGTGATGCTGCTGAAGGAGAGTTTGAGCACGTTGTATTGGATCGCTGTGTCCCGTAGGAAGATGTGCCTACGATCCTTAATGATATTGGTTGTTATATCGGTTGTCCATGCAGCTGCGTCACCGAAGTCTGGACCTTTGGTGATCGTGTAATCAGTGGTACCTGCTGTGAGCGTTACTTGATATATTTCTTTGTGCATTGTTTCACCTGTGTGGTGGGCTAGGGGTTAGCGGAGGGCTAACTAACCCCTTAGACGGCCCATTAATATTTCGCTTTAGACGTGTATCCACTGACCTTATTGTTCCGGTCTATATTTTGCTCGGTAACACGACCAAGCACCTTCCCGTCAACAATGATATTAACCGGGACCATAACTGCTGTTGACGCATCTTTATCCTTATACGGAACTCTGCCTCCACCGAACTCGCTCTCCATACCATCAGCCATGTTATCGAAACGTCTCGCAGGTCTGGAGCTGATCTCTGATGAGGACATCCAGCCACCGCGATAAATATCTTTATTCTTCTTGATCTGCTCAGGTGTCAAACCACCGCCGCGACCCATCTTCTTCCACTCACCACCAAGGTTCTTCTTCTGTATTCCACCGAGTGCCGCGCCACCCATGATCTTGCGACCACTGGCAACATCTGCTTCGGTTACGAACATCTCACCCATTGGTCCTTTGAGCTTCTTACCTGTCATCTTCTCGTAGCGATCAGCGGTTGTTCCTTCACGGAAGTCAACTAACTCTCCGCGAGCCTTCATGACTGCTTCTTGTCCGAGAACACCAGAGCCACCTTTACGTATGTCCTCCATAGCCATTTGACGGACGCGCTGATTCACGAAAGCTTCTTCAGACTTGTTTTGCGGTCCCTGCATCATGGCTCCGCTTGCAGTCTTAGCAACACGCTGTTTCTCTTTCTTGAAGAAGGCATCGAAACCGCTAGCCGTAGCCTGATCTTCCTCAGTGAGAGGTGTTTTGACCTTGGCAGCTGCCTTAACCGTAGCGGCGATCCTCTTAGCTTTCTCTTCCTTAGTCTCAGGCTCACCCTTGATCTGTAGAACACCTGCACCTTTCTCTGTTGCCCGCATTTCATCAGATGAATCTGCAAGGTATCTCTGCAACCTGTCTCTTTGCTCATTGACCAATTTGGCTACTTCTCTTGCCACCTCTTGTGATCCTGATTTGTCAATCGCAGATGTAGTTTCATCATCGAAATTGACAGTCCTTAGGTCTTTACCCTTCAAGTGTTCAAGAAGCGACCTTGCCTTGATTAGTGCTTCACTCTCGAACGGAGCAGATTCTTCTTCAACAAGCTTATCACCTTTGATGCGTAATGTAGCTGCTGCTTTCTTCTCTTCTGCGTCCTTGCGCATAGTATACTCGACAGCCTGCTTACGCTCATCATCACGACCGATCAAGTCAGCTGTCTTGCGCAATGTTTCTTTCTGCTTATCTTCTTCGCTATTACGCAGGGAGTACTCGACGGCTTTAGCTTTCTCTTCTTGCTGTATTCTGCTAGCTTGCTTGTTCTGATCATCACGACCGATCAAGTCAGCTGTCTTAAGCAATACTTCTTTCTGCTTCGCTTCTTCATGCTTATTGAGAGAATAATCAATAGCTTGCTTACGTTCATCATCACGGCCGATCAGGTCAGCAGTATTACGTAATGTTTCCTTCTGCTTGACTGATTCATAATCTTCCATGCTCTTCTCAGAGATACCAATATCGGACCTACGACGGATGTCCTCCATCATCTTTTCATTCATGTAACCATGGGTCTTCTCAGGATCGAAGTCATTATCTTGGACTTCTTTCTTTACCTTGTCAACAGCCTTGACTGTATCCTTGTCGTGCGTATAGATAGAACCCTTGGTCAGCCCTTCCTTGATGAAGGGAGTGAGCATCTGCTCGATACTCTTCAGGATGCCTTCGAGGACGTGGATACTCTCAACCTTGATAGGCGTTTTCTGGTAGAGGATCATGGAATCAATAAGACGAATTAGTTCTTGATCCTTAACGCCGGTCTTGGACGTCTCAAGCTCTTCAGGTGTCAAAGCAGACAAGAACGCTTTCGCATCTTGCAGACCAAGGCTCTTGAGTGCGTCAGCCATGCTCTTGCCAGCCATGCGCTCACGGATGTCCATGCCATTGTTAATCAGCTTGATCGTACCAGCAAGCTTATTATAATCGTCCTGCTGCTTCAGTAGTGAATCTCTGATATCCTCTTGGACAGCACCCTGCTTGAGCAATCCTTTGAGATTGATTAGCTGATCCTTCAGGGCAATTACAGCTTCATTAGTACGTGCAGTTGCCAGATCACCACCTATGGCATCGTACTTCATATTATAATTGGGCGATCCCGGCGTCCGGGCAGAGATGTAGCGTTGATCGATTGCTCGTATGAGATTTTCTACATCAGATATCTTGGGTTGCTTAACATCAATCTTGCCTTTAAGCTCATCCAGATTCTTACCTGTGAACAAGTATTTGTCAAGACCCCCATACAGCGGCTTGATCTGTTCCAGTGACTGCTTAACGGTATTGGCAAAGTTCTTGTTAGCGTCAGTCTGTTCCTGTATCCTGTTGTTCAGGGCTTCATTAGTTTGCCTGATCTCTTCGCCTTTAGCGGCGAGCGCAGTACGCTCAGACGTTGCCTTCGTGTTGATAGCAATCTGTGCCAGTAGTTTCGTTACCTTCTCTGTCTCAGTAGTGATCTGTTTGCCAATAGTCTCGTTAAGTTTGATCGTCGAGTCCTTGAAGGCATCACCAAGCTTGGTGCCGAGCGTAGCTGCTGCCTCGTCATTGCTAAGCGCACGGATCGCCTCAGCAGTACCACCACCGATTGCGGCAATACGTTTGAGGGTTGTCTGAATTTGGGTAGAAAGCTCTCCGCGACGAACGCCGAGAGCATCCATCTTTTGTGTCGTGGTTTCATCAACACCGACTGGCTTGCGCGTGATCTCAGCCAAACGTTCAGAAGAAAGGTCTTCAACACGTTTCTCGGTCGTCAATAAGGTATCGATCTCTTTACGCTTCTCATTCAGCTGTGCCAGATGTTCCAGACCTTTGGTCAGCGAGGCTGCTTCCTTCTGCACAATATCTGCGTTCTTCTTGAGCTGAGCCATGCGCTCACGCTCCAAGTCATTGCGCATCTGCACAAGCTTGAGCGTAGATTCGGTGATCTCCATATCGGTGAAACCGACGCTGGCAAGCTGCTTATTGATATCAAGTGCATCGTCGAAATGCTTGCGACCCGCATCCGTATCACCCTTCTTGTATGCAGTCTTCGCGTCGGCAACAGACAAGCGGCGTAGTTCAAGGAACACACGGAGCTTCTTCGTGTCCTCGGCAAGTGTCTTGGTCATCTTGGTTCCGCTACGCATAGCCGTGACATACTTGGTCAAGCTATTTCTGGCTTTGAACCATTCGAGCGTAATCTCTTTCTGTTCGCTCACCAAGTCAATAATCGCGGAACGCTGGATATCGTAGACATTGTTGCTCTTGACATAGCGATAGCTGTCAGTATACTCTTTGCGTGTCTGTTCCAAGACATTGTTGAACAGTCCGATCCGACTGGTCACTTGTGTCATTACGCTATCAATAACACTCTGTAAGGTTTTGAAACCTTCACGGATGACATCGATATTGTGTTCAATCTGTTTATTCAGAGAGGACGTCTCAGCAGCAATATTCTGCAAGGAATATCTGGCTACAGCAGTATTCAGCTCTTTCTGTGCGTCAGCTGCGTCCTGCATCGCAATCACATTACGGTCTAGCCGGACCTTGACCAACCCAGTCTTATCAAGCAGATTCTCATATGTCGCGACCAAATCAACCAAGGTCTCTGTGACCTTGACAGCGGCGTAACCAACAGCTGCGAAGATACCGACCTTCGCGAGTGAACTGGCTGTATAGAGCAGAGCGTTGGTTATCGTAATCTCAGCATTGAACGCCTTGAGTGCAGCCATTGTTTTGACGATCTGCGCTGTAACCTTGGAACCGATATAGTAGCCAACGAAAATGCGCAATGCCTCGGTGAGTGCCTGGATAACCTTGACCGAACCACCAGCCACCTGTAGGAACGACGCCATGTACGAAACTACTTTATCACCAAACACTTCTTGGATGTAGTTCTTGGCAGCTTCACGCTGTATCTGTATGTACTTGGCATTACTCTCGAAAGAGATATTGACGGCTTTGATGTACGCTTCGGTAGCAGTCTTGAACTTGTTCAACGTCTTGTCGAACTCTTGCATATCATCGCGAGCCAAAGCAGCCAAACCAGCGATAGGACGTTCGCGACCGAGCAGTTCCCCGATTCGCGATAGTCCGTTAGCTTTGTTCATCTCGTCATTAAGCTTACGAATGACGTTCTGGAAACCAAATGTTGCGATAGCAGCTTCACCGCTCTCTACGCCCCACTCAGCGAACAACTCTTTCATCTTGTCCGTGGGCTTGATAAGCTTGATCAATATGGAGCGCAACTGCGTCGAAGCAGTATTATACTTCTGACCTTGGATGGTCATAACCGCTAATGATGCGTTAAGCTCGTCTAGCGTGATGCCGAGTGTGTGCGCAAGAGGTGCAGTACGACCGAGCGTATTGGACATTTCCTTGGCAACGACACGACCTAAGTCGATTGTCTTGAACATGGATGCAGCAACCTGCGTGGTATTGGAAGCATCCAAGTTGAAGGCATTCAATGCAGCTGTAAGCAGATTGACTGATTCAGCAGTACTGGTGACAGTAGCTGCACCGAAAGCAAGAGCCTGATTCATGAAGGTTATTGCAGCAGTACCACGGGCAACTTGATTCGACAAGGTTTCGTAAGCACCTTCTGCAACAGTAAGCACATCAACGCCGAATTGTGAGGACAACTGGCGCATCTGCTTCGTCCAACCTTCAAGAGGCATCTGTTGGTCTTGACTGATTGTGCGAATCTCGGAGACTTTGATTTGCAACAGCTCAGCCTGCTTGATGGAATCCATCATCAGATTATTGAAGCTGCTGATGAAGCGATAAATCTGGTGAACGAAAACATATTGGAATGCACGATCCCACATCGTCTTGAAACGTGTGGTGTGTTCCTGCGTATGTTTTGCGATCAGGGCACCTGCTTCTTCATAAGACTGGGCTGAAGGAACTCTAGACTGCGCGAGACGACGCATACCCTGGTTCATCATGTCACCAGTCATGCCAATCTGTGCGCTATTACGAGCGTTCCGATTAGCTTCTTCAAATGTTCGTGTTTGCTCAGCACGTTTCTGACGTTCAGATTCACGAACCTGACGATCACGCTGGGCAATCAGCCGAGCTTGTTCTCGCTCATTAGCGTTACGAGCTTGATTACTATCAGCAGCTGAAGCAAACTCTTGCGCGATGCGTTCCCGTTCGCCACGGCTAGCCCGCATCCGCGCCAAACGTTGCTCGACCTGCATCCGACGTTCCATTACATCGGTGTAGACCCTGTTCTCTGCAAGCTCAGCACGAATACCTTTGAGCGCACGTTGCGAGCGCAGGTTCTCTTGAACAGCCAAACGCCTGCTATCAGAGATGCGCCTATTGACACCTTCCTCGTAAACTGCAAGACCTTCCTTGGAATATGCTACTTCATCAGCTATACGCTTTCTGCTATCTTGAGACACACGATTAGCCGCTCGTTGCGCAAGCAACTGTTTGGCTCTCTCACTACGCTCATACATTCTGGTCAAATTGGCGTTGCGCTCCGCTTCATACGTTGCATCCTCAGGACCAACTTGTGCAACCGGATTCTTAGCACCACCGCCAATACGTACTTGAGATAGTGAGCGGAGCAAAGCTGCTGATTCGCTAAGCTCAGCATTCATCTGGCGTAGCTTACCTTGTGCTTGATTCAGTCCCATTGCCTCACTGAGATTCTTGGTCGTGAGACCCTTATTACTCAGATTGTTGAGGTCAACATATAAGCTAATCGTTTCTTTCAGGTCATTATTGACCTTAGACATGTCCAGCAGTTTGACGAAACCGCGCACACCCTTGAAGCCGGAAAATCCCTTGAACATGCTGGCTTCGAGAGCCTTCATCTCACGGGAGACGATCTCAGCTTGTGTAGCCAGCTTCTTGTAGCTTTTGATTACCTCATCATTAATAATGCTGAGTGCGCGTACACGCTTAATCGTGACGCCAATGACCTCGTTCTGGGTCTCCATTGACTTGTTGGCTTTGTCAATGTCTTGCTGCCCAGTAACATTCAAGTCAATATTATGCTGATAGTCCATTCTCAATCTCCGTAATTGTAAGTTTTGGTGGCTGTAAATGTAATTGGTGAATTGGCTTTAGTATCCTTCATGGCAGACTTGAAACTAGCGTAACCTCTATTGAAGGCTGACCATGGTGAACTCTTGACCTTGGCTATGCTGAAGCGGTCATTCAGTTCAAAATAGTCAAGCGTAGGTTTCTGTCCGGCGTCCTTGATACCAAAGCCGAATTGCAGATTCGGTAATCTGCTGTTGTAGGTGTACTGACCAAGTGTTGCTCCGCGAGCAGGATTCTTAAGCTTCTCAGATGGTGTACGTTTCACAGCTGTGAAACGACCGAGCCTATTTCTTTTCTGCTTCACCTTCATGTCAATACGCACCTTCGTATTGAAGAAGGTTTCGGCACTCTCCCCGGTACCTTTTACGTTACCACGGAAAGTGCCTCTTGCGAAACCAGTATCAACAGGTACTTCCTTGTTAGCACTCTCAATGAAAGCACGACCAGCACTGCGAAGAAGATTATCGAAATCAACTTCGATCTTAGGGAGAGTCTTGCCTTTGATTTTGATGCTATACACGGATTCTACCTGCCATCATCATTGCTTGTTGAAGTTCCATTTCCTCATGCTGACGAATGTCATCGTATGCTAAGATCTTGGCTTGCGCCCAGACTGAGCAATCATCCCAGGAGGCAGATGAACCGGGTGGTCTGATCCGGAGTCTTTCACATGCTCTCCAGATTTGGTATTCACCTGTTCTGCCTCCTGGGTAGAATGCCTTTATTGAGCCTGAGCAGCTGATTGTAAAAAACGCTTGCGCGCTTCTTCAATCCTCGCTTCGTTCAAACCATTGGCATCGAAGACCGCACTGATGATCGCATCGATCTCACGATCGGTGAAGCAAGACTTCTTGAGGTCCACGTCGTAGTTGCCCCACGTCGTTGGGTCAGTCATCTTGACGGTATCCCACTCCAGCCCTTCGGTTGCACCCAGTGATTGCACGATCATGTAATTGATCTTGGTTTCACTGTACTGCTCGATCTGTGCAATGAACTCCTTGTCCTCGATATCAGGCTTGGCTTCTTTCTCGCCACGCTTCATGATCATCTTGGGGATAGGACGCTTGCACAGATCGGTGAAGATCGTGTAATCAAGAACCGCTCTTGCTTTGAACACGATATCGCCGTTGTTACGAGGAATGACACACACGATCTCATTCGGTTGATCGATATTCTTGCCGTTGATTTTCATAGGATTTGCCCTCCTATTACATTGTTAGTTGTTTAGGACCGGACTGCTTCGACGACGAGCACGTTACACTTACCGCTGGTCGCGATCTGACCTTCCGCGATATTGTAATCGAGCTGCTCGTAACGGAACTCGGGCAGGGTGATCGTTTCGGTCTGCGTCACCGCACCGCACAACACTTCCACCTTGACCTCGATGTCAATGGCGAAGGGTTCGCATTCGTCCTCGGACGTGGATTCCCATCCGAGATGGTTCAATCCGGTCGCCGGGTCCACTTGAATCGCGTCAAGCGGGGTTGCCGTCGCAGACGTTCCACGGACCCATTCCCACATGAACTCCAAGTTCACGTCAACGGGCTGCTCATCCGCGAGCCGGACGCTATCCAGCTTGCCACGGTCGAGAGCGTACTCCATTGCGCGATACTCGGTCCAAGAGATGGAGCCGTCGCCGATTTTGACTTCGAGAGATTCCCCACTACCGCCGCCCTTGAGCGTGATGGTGGCGTTCTTGAGATCGACTTTAGCCATGTTTTACCTCCATGTTATAAGTCGCTTCGATTGTTGAACGTATCAATTCCTCTGACGGAGCTACTTCACCGTAATGGTTCACAAGGATAGTTGGCTCATTTGTTGCATCAATATCAAGGCAGATTATCACATCACCGTTCTCATCCAGTAGAGGTATAGAGAGTGTGAAAGCATTCATCGCATCAGCAACACTGTGAACATGCGTATAAATGTTCTCTTCATCCCTCTTCGTGCAGATAAGAGCATTAATGACCACTTCCACCAATACTTCATTATTGGCTCTTGGAGTGAAATGAGGTCCGTTCACACGGATTTCACACCAAGTAGTTTCACCAGAAGTGAGTCGCTTCTCACCGATGAAGTACTTGCTTACGGTCAGTACTCCGTCAAAGTGAAGATTGATACTCTTCATGATGATGAAAAGCCATTCTGAAAGACTCATGGAAGTATCCTCTTAATATTCATCCACACGGCATACTCTGCATGAATGCTTGTGATTTGATAATCACAGCCGTCAACTGTCACCATGTCATTGAGGTTAGGATGATCGATGTCATAATCGTCAGGCAGGTCAGATTTCTTGATCAGCAGATGACGCGCATCCAGATCAAAGAATCCGCCTTGCTTGAAGATACCAGACAGTCCAGGAAGATCCTTACTCCGATGTATGTCGGACGGGAGCAGTATTGCATGACGAATAGTGTAACTATCGTAGGCAATGTCCTGCTCACCAGTCTGCAAATTCAGAGTTTTCTCTTTGTAGACTTTCCACAAGGCATTGACACCCCACATCTTGCGCAGGGCATACAGTGTCTTGTCTATCTCGATTTGACCATAACCTTTTGACATAAGTGAGCCATGGAGGTTGGTTACCCAACCTCCACTATCCCTGTTAGTTATTAGGCGAACATCACGATACCCTGGTTCACGTCGAGCTGGGTGACTCCGCAGAGCAGATCCAACGTGACCAAGTGACCCTGCTCTTTCGGCAGGTAGGAGATGACAGCGCGCATCGACAATCCCTTGTAGTTCACGACAGCCGCACTCACATTGCCAGCACGTGGCATAGCCAACGGGCGGGTGACGAGAGCGATAGCTTGCGGGGTGAACGCGAGATTGTACGATCCGGCAGGCGCCAGTCCGAGAACGGCATCATTCGCCAACGCACCGGCAAGCGGCGAGCTGGGCATGATGTCTGCTTCAGACGAGACGATGTTGCTGACCGCGCTGACAGTGTACAGGTTCCCGGCTGCATCAGCGATGATCCGACCGACGAACGGCGGATAGCTGGCATTGAAACCGTCCACCGCGATGTCTTCAACGTAGCCGTTGGCATAGCCAGCCGACAGATTGACAGCCATCGGGGTGTAGATCCGGATGACAGCATCATTCAGCACAGCATCCTTGAGACCGGTGCTAAGAACGATGGTCGTCGGGGTCGCACCACCAACAGTCGAAGCCACACGATACGGGAACATCGAACCCGCGATCGTGACGTAGGAACCGTTCACGATTGCCGCCGAGAAGTTATCGACGGTCAAGGACGTGGTACCAGCCGCGTAACCCGCACCATTGTTGACTGCACCAACGACAACTTCACAGTTATCGACGAGAGCATACGGCGTGTTCTGGACTCCGTAGAGGGAGAACCCGAACCGACGACCGAGCGACGCTTCGCGGATAGCCGTGCCATCATCACCGATCTTTTCCGCACTCGTAAACTGCGGAGTCTGGAGCAGAATGCTCTCAGTCGCCGGAGTGATCACGAAATGCCGATTGGCAGCATCCCACTTCAGTTCTTCAGCTTTCTGACGAACCTTGGCGAGATACTCGACCGAGTTGCTCGGAGTCATGGTGTCCAAGCGACCGACATAGTTCGGGAAGAACTGCGGAACAACGCCCATACAGGCTTTGTCCACACCACTTCCGAGCGAAGAGGCCGCCGGGCGCATGAACATATCGACGAGATCCTTCATGGACAGGGACAATTGCTTGTCCGTGATCATGAACGACGTATGCAGGTGCTGATTCAGCTTGACCGGGATCGAAGTGGACTTCGCGGACTGAATCTTGACTTCGCCATCACCCTTACGTTTCGCGGTGAAGGCTTGCGGGCGATCCGCATTCACGACATCCCCGAATTGCGCGATCTCTTCGCTGAAGTCACGATGGACAAGGTTACCCATGACCATTCGTTCTTCGAGAAGAGCCAGCGTTTCCTGCGCCCAAATCTCGGGTGCAAGACCATCGACCTCATTGGCATAGACCGGTCGAAACAGTTTGTTGTACTTCATCAAATGAGACCTTTCTCTTTCAGTTCTTTGCGATGTTCACGCCACGCTTTCGGGTCTTTGGCGAGCTTGGCAACATCAAGAGTGCCGCCCGTTGAGCCGCCGGTATTGTTACCACCCGTACCGCCTGACGCTTTGCTTTTGAAGAGGTTGCCATACCGTTCAGTCATCTCACGCATCTTGGTCACCGCTTGACTCGGAGAGAGTACAACTTCCTTTGGTACTCCTTTCTCATCAGGCACAGTGATCTTGACGGTCGTGAGAAGATTGCCAGTGGACTTACCATCTTCACCAACTTCCTCGGAGAGTGCAGCCTTACCGATTAGCAAATCAACGATTTGACTTGCGTTGAATGCTTCCGCTTCGAGAGCAGCAGCAGTCAAATCCCTCTGGATGCGCTCACCGGTATACCGGTTCTTCCAAGTGTCACGTTCAGCCGAAGTGCTGGTGATTGCAGTCTTATGCTCGTCAAGAAGACGCTTCCGCTCGCGCTCAGCTTTCTCCTTGTCGGACATGTACTGATTCTGCAATCCTTCGATGCGCTGATTCAGCGAATCAATCTCTTGCTGACTCAGATTCTTGCTACTCCGAAGAGTCTCAAGCTCTGTGACAAGAGTCTCATTCTGCTCGCGCAATTTTCTCTTGTTCTCAGCAAGGATGCTGTTGACCTCGACTTGCGTGAAGACTTTGCCAGTCGGCGCAGCTGCTTTTGCTTCAGCATCAGCTTTCGCCTTTGCTTCAGCTTCAGCTTTCGCTGCTTCAGCTTTGGCTGCTTCAGCTTTGGCTGCTGCTTCTGCATCATTGTCATACACCGGAACGAAACACTTGTAAGATGCCCTCATTGTCCATCTCCCTTCAGCATTAGTTGAGCCTATAGACACGCGCCGTATCACTATAGCTGAGGTATTGTTGAAGCAGACGCCAAGCAGTAGCTGACGGGATACCTGCCACAACATAGTGATCTGGCCTTGTGCGGTCATAGTTTGTTTTCACCGAAGCAAACGCGGATTGCACGACATTGAGATTCTCCTGTTCAATCTCTGGGTCGTAACCCTTCGACAGCTTGAGAGCGATCTCGCAGCAGGCATCCTTGATTGCTTGCGGTACGATCAAGTCTCCATTACGCGGAAACTCGTTTTCCTGACTTGCGTCAGTTTTGTCACCAATAAATGATAAAACATTAATCATCTTAGTCGCTGAATTAATAGCTTTTTGTTTATCTGAATCTCCCATCATGAACCAATCATCAGTATTGAAGATGCTGTTTAAGTATTCATCTGCTTCCTCCAATGTTACATAAGGATTCATTATTTAGCCTCCGTAATGATTACGTATTTCTTCATAAGTTCAATGCTCTCAGGCGTATGCGGCCAGAGATACCAGCCACCAGAACGTACGCCCAAGTAACAAGCATTCCTGCGTGACCAGCTGATTTCATGATCTTTCATGATTTCAAGCATTATATCGTCACAATATTTCCGCGACTTATATTCGATAGCATAGAGCGCATCATGGACAAGGAAAGCCGCGATGCCTTTACCCATACGTTCGATACGTGGACGATAGATCGCAGGAATGCTACCGAAATCAGTAATGAAACCGGGCTTGATCTCGATATTGAAATGCCCAGCTATCGTTCCGTAGAACGTTTCTGTAAGTTCCCAATCAGTGCCACTCCATTTCCCCCAGTCATTGCCTGGAAGTCTTGGAGTAGCGGTGATGTTTGTGAAATACATCTTCATCGTGTGCCCAACCATGTAAAGAATGCGCCGACTATGGAACCACCCGTTGCTGATGCCCAAGCTACCATTTTGAGTGCGGTTGTTTTCTCTGTTTCAATAATCAAGATACGATCTTCGATCTTCTTCATACGCTCTTCACCTTCACGAAGACGTTCTTGCATATCGTTGTCAATATCTTCGATCTGCTTTTTAATCCCTTCCATTTGTATTGCGATATAGCGAACGTCGTTCGCTATCGTAATCAATTGCTTTGTATGTTCCTGTACGAAATCAGCACAGGGAACGTTGGTGCGGCTATTTAGCACCTCCTGCATCATTGCTCGTATTTCATCGCGTTCACTCATTCGGCGGTGTCCTCTATGGTTGCATCCGTAAATCTTGGATCAGCCAACAGGAGTCCGATAACCTCCTGTACGAGTGTGGCATAGCTCGGAAGCTGAGACACGTCCGGAACGTCCACGATGATCGCACCTTTCGATGCATCCTTCATTGCGTTAAGAGTATCTTTGCTCTTCCAGCTTCGAATGATTACCTGAGCAGGTTGCGCGAAGACCACGTTCGGGTCTTGCCTTTCAGCGAAAAGCTGAACATTGATGTTCATCGCAACCTGCGCTGTTGTATCGAAGCCCTGCGAATTCTCGATTGTCTTGCCTAAGAATTTCATGTTTGTGTCCCCACTACTGTTCCTGATGTTGTTCCGACGTGTGCAGAAGTTGAACTGATGCGTAATCTGCCGTTGTCATCAACCCAGATAAAATACACATCGCCATTTGCGCAACTAAATTGACCATATCCAGCAAAAACATTAATTGCATTCTTTCTCACCCCGATGGCTGCACTTCTATTTGTCGAGGAGTAAGCCGCCACCGCTTGAACTGCGCAGAGCTCATTTGTATCAAGATTTGTGTGCTGCACTCGAAGAATTGGACTGCCAGCGGCTGCGAGACAAGCTGTTGTGGTTTTGCCTGATGGCGTAATCTCAAGAATACCGCCACTTGTTGTTTCAATTTGGGTACGGACACTACCGGCAGTGTAAGTAAGCATCAACTGCGGATTTGTCGCGTCAAGAACTTCAAGCCGTGCATTGGCTGAGGCGTTCCCGCGATTGATTCCGATCATCCCGTCCTTGTCGATGCGCATACGTTCTGTTGTTGAAGTGCCACCGGCATTAGTTGAGAACCGTAGAGAACCGGGCATTGCAGAAGCACCGGGAGCGCCATTAGTGTAGGCTTGAATCCGTGCGCCTTCAAGCATACGATCAGAACCGTTTGCACCCTGAAAGAATAGACCGCCCAATGAGTCGGCGGAACCGGGCAAAGTAAAGCTCCCTATGACATTACCACGTGATTTTCCGAAAGCGATCCCCGGACCGCTTGCATCAACAGAATTACGCATCAGTGAGGAAGTGGAGCTATTGGAACCAGTCCCTTCCTGTTGGATTTTGAAATCAAATCCTGTTCCGTTGAACCAACCGTCTCTAGCAGCTGTAAGACCGAGCAACAATGCGCCAGACGGAGACAAACGCATTCTTTCAGTGGTAATGGCATCGGCATTATTTGTTCTGAACACCAAGGCAGTCGATAGGCTACCCTCTGATGCGTTGCTTGTCACCAGACCCTGTATGGCGGCACCATCCAGCATCTTTGTGCCATCAGCACCATTGAAGGAAATGTATCCCAACATGTTTCCTGCCGTGACAGCAGTCACCCCACCAACGGAACCACTTTTAGATCTTCCAAGCGTCAAATATGGGCAGGTCGAATCGACTGTGCCATTTGCAACCAATGACATGGAACTGCTTGTGAAATCAGTACCTTCGATCTGCAGAACATGTGGATAAGCTGTAGCGGAATTGTAGAAATCGGCTCGGCTGGTAGTAATACCAAGGAGAAGACGACCGTTAGATAAAAGCCGCATTCTTTCATTGAGTCCGCCAGTCGAGAACTTGAGGAAGCCCGAGGTTTGTTGTTGCTGGATGTCGGTGTAATAACCATCCGTGCTATTGCCTGAACATTCGAGTCTAAAACCGCCTGTTCCGTTATATACCGGAATATCAATAATTGTTTTGACTCCTGCCGCATTGGGTGCTTCATTGAATATTCTGGCCGCCGCAAATGATCCTCCCTCGACTGTCCCGATGATATGAACAGGAAACGTTGGATTGAACGTCGCCTTGTCCCCTGCAGCGATCCCAAGACGTGACGCCGAAAGCCTGAAATCGTTTGTTGTGATTATCAAATCACTCATAAGATTCCAAGTGCCACCAAGCGGCATCTTGGTGACGGCGAGATTCGTGAACGCCGATTCGTATATTCCTGTGTGCAGATGATCTCCGGCGGCTATTTGTCCAGCACTTGTCCCTATGGCAAGTGACACCAAAAGATTATTGGCGTCAAGACCGAGAACTGTGTTTGCAGTCAAGTCAGCGAAACTGATTGCAGAAGCAGGATGCGAATTTGGTTCGGAACGTCCGGAGAGTGCATTGTGCGTTGTGGGAGACACTCCCGAAATTTGGATACGGGACGATCGGATATTGACGACTTCAACAAGATTCGTGTTGACCGACGCTCCGCCAGTTACCCTGCGATATGTGGCTCTGCCTACAATCACAAACTCTTGGAAAGCCAGATTACCCCAAGAAATGCTGGCGGGATCTTCACCTTGAGCAGCGGCAAGCGAACCATGGACATTCTGACCCATCACCGCGAATGTCTGCCATTCCGCACCGGTTCCATCTAGTTTCCTTACAGGAGCAACTACAAGCCAATAGTTGAACCAATTGTTGTTTGCCGTGATTGCAGCAAGTGACCAGCTACCCTCGTTCAAGAGATTGTAATACGGATTCGTTGCATTGTCGTGAATACCATTGACGGATGTGTCGATCCAATCCCAATTATCTACTCCAGAGCGGAATAGAATACGATACGGACCACCAGAAATAGCTTCACCTATTTCCGTGTAGATATCTTCATCAACAAATGTTCCTTCAGTAACCGCCCAAGCAGTAGCCGGAGCTACACCAGAAGCAGCGCAACCAGAAACGATTCTGGAACCACTGGTCAGATGATCGTGTTTGTGATTTGCCTCTGACATCCCACGATTGGTAACCGTATTAGATGGGTGTCGTTCTTCAAACGAAAGTGCCTTGACACTAGTTGCATTGTAATAGATGTAGTCAAGCTGTGCCGTCGTGTCGATGTTCCACACTGTTTGAGATACTGTGAGAACTCCTCCATCGGCATAATACAAAAACCACGTTCCAGAAGTGATTGCGTGAGCAGTCGTGGAAACTTCACCTTCTTTGACATAACGGACACCATTGACCCAGACAGCTGCACCAGTCGCACCCGTAACGGTGAAAATGCGCGTTGCTGGATCATACGCGACCGTGAACTTCGACGGATCTTCCAATCCATTGCTGAAGATCGAGCCGAAATCAGCATCAGACACCATTGCTTTGAAATTAGCAAAGGTGTCCGGAGTATGATTGTCCGTATTTCCTATAGCATGATTTTGTACGTGATGCGATGGCATTTCTTACTCCTTAAAGGACTCGACTGCTTCGCTCGTTTGCATTTTGTAGGCTTCTTTGCTCATGCCGATAGCTTTCAGCTTATCAGCTTCATCCAAATATTGTGAATCAAACAATGCTACAGTATTAAGCGAACGACCTTCGCCACGGAGCAAAGAGACATCCTTGAGACCAAACGTATTGAAATAGTTTTGACCGCGACGAACTCTCGCCGAATCATACCGACCATAACGGAGCAGGACTGTTGGGCTATATGTAGTATGGTCATAGGCGATTTGGAAACCGAATACCTTGCCGCCATAGTAGGTGGAATTGTCGTATTCCAGAGTACGTTCTGTGATTATCGAATCATACGTCCCATTCGGAAGTAGTACCACTTGATACTTGGTAACATCCTTGGTTGGTGTCGCACAACCAGCAAGAAGCAAAGCCAAAATGATTATGTAAGCATACTTCATATTGCTGAGTCCTTTATTTCTGCTCCGATGAAATCTTCATTGGTGAGAACGGTCTCTGCAACCATTAGAAGCATCGTCGGGTAGCATTCACAGGTTTCAATATTGTCTTTTCGAACGATTTTGATTGCCGAAGCGACTGGAGGTGCCTTAGCAAGCCACGCTTCCTTGGTAGCGAAACCGATGAGTGTGATTTCAGCATACTGATTGAATTGCTGAGGATCATTAACACCCTCTTGCAAATAATATGGATCGTACGTGATGATGTTCACGCGAGTGATGACCCAACATTGTGCCGTTGTATAATCCCGTTGCGTCAGAAGTTTGTCAAACCATTTCATGATGTCTCCTTTAGCTTAGTTCTACTGCAACTTGATCTCCTGCTCCACGACGGTACAGGAAATATACTTTGTTTGAATCGTCCGTATCAATCCAGATTGCCATGTTTCCATTGGCGGCAAGCACAGGTTCAGTGTCTTGTGCATACTGCTTCAAATTGATTTCAGAATCAAACTTGATGGAGTTGGCAATATTATAGATCGCCCCTGTGGTCTTGATTCCAAGAACCAACGCATCCGCGTTTGTCTTCCAGTGCGTCAGATCGGCTGTTTGCACGGCTGACTGCTTGAAAAGAACATTGGGCAGATCGTTCGCAAGACCGCCGAAGAATGAAACGTAATAACCTAAAGCCGGAGTGTTCTCGGTAATACTGTCATGACCGAATCCGACTCTTGAGTATCTTCCAGATACTGCGCCTGCATGATCTATCTGATAGAGATACGTATAAGAGTTAGCCGTATGCAGTCTTACAAATCTCCCAATCGGAGCTTGGAATATGGCGCTGGCATCCGTCATATTCAGATGATTGCAGTTGGCAATATTCATGCCTGTTCCGGTTGTCGTCATTGTCATAGGCGTAGCCGTCCCTAAGCGAGGTATCGAGATTGCGCAAGCACTCTGCGTTGTTCCAACATAGAGCGTTCTTGATGCTCCTGAAAGGGTCAGGTTGCCAACAACAGATGTCGGAGCGTTGATTGTAAGAGAAGGAGTGTCGAACTCACCATAGATCAACGGAGTGATAGTCGGGCTATTGGCAATATACAGCTTATTCGATCCTATTTCATTATATCCTGCTTGATAACCTATGGCAACATTTCCTGCTCCTGATATCGAAGAATACAATGCTTGGTAGCCTATGGCTACATTGTTTGAGCCACCGGAGACGGTGTACAGAGCTTGGCTTCCTACGGCTACGTTGTAACTCTGTGATCCGTTCAACCGAAGAGCGTTTGCTCCTATAGCTACGTTATCTGAACCTGTGGTGCCGGATAGCATTGCACATAGACCGACGGCGACGTTGCTGCTGCCTGTAGTATTGGCATTTAATGCGTTTCTGCCGAGAACCGAATTGGAAGTCCCGGTGGTGTTAGACGCCATCGAACCGTGTCCGACCGATGTGTTGGAACCTCCCTTCGTATTCGCAGTCAACACATTTACACCAACGCCCGTATTGTATGACGCCTCAGCAACGGCTGTCGCCGTACTCCCCATCGTGAAGTTTCCGGAGTTCACACCAACAAATGTGTTTTCTCCTGCTGTCGTGATTGCTCCAGAAACTCCCCAATTGAAGTTATGGATGAAGCGATCTGCTCCCTTATAGATTACGCCATACTGAGTAGTTTTAGCTGTGTTGTCCAACTGAAAACTACCAGTGGACACATGAAGCAATCCGGTGATACGAAGAAGTGGTGTATTGAACTCACCGTAAATAAGTGGGGTGACTGTATTGCTATTGGCAATTATCAAACGATCCGATTCAGTGGTAAGAGTAGCTCCAGCCTGAAGACCTATCAAAACATTTCTTGAGCCGGTTGTAAGATTTTGTCCAGCGGCATAGCCGACACCCACATTGCTCAGTGCTGACGTAATCAAGCCACCAGCATATGTTCCGAAGAAGCAGTTGTTCGCAGCAGAATTTCCAGCTGCATTCGGACCCATACCCGTGTTCATGCCGAAGAAGCAGTTGTCGCTTCCTTGATTGAAACGTCCGGATTGATAACCATATGCACTCACTCTTGACTTGGAGTGTGCAGCGTATCCGCTGCCGGCAGTAACACCCACAAAAGTGTTGTTATCGCCTCCTGTGACGTTAAAACCTGATTGCAGACCAACTGAAGTAGAGGTGCCGGAGACGGCTTTGGCAGATACACCTATTGCGGTGGAACTGGTTCCGGTCGCATCTGCGTTTACTCCGAACTTCTCTGAGTTGACACCGACACCGGGACAGGTCAATGTTCCGTTCACACGAAGTAGAGCATTGTCGAACTCACCATAGATAAGCGGTGTTGAGGTTGCACTATTGGCAACATACAGTTTGTTGGAGCCGGTTTCAGCGTACCCTGCTTGATAACCGAGGAACAGATTGCCTGATCCAAGGTTTTTGTATCCGGCTTTATATCCAAGAGAGGAGTTGTAATTACCAAGTACGTTCAGCGCCAACCCACCACCGCCATAGACTGCGTTTTGAACGCCTGCGACGTTCTTGGTGTATGCGCCATTTCCGACGACAGTGTTTTCGGAACCGCTCACGTGATCATTCATCGTGCCGGAACCAATGACCACGTTATAATTTCCGGTTGTCATGTTACGGGCGGCTGCTCTTCCCATGACAGTATTGTGAATGCCGATGTTGATCTGCCAACCGGCTTCATAACCAAAACAACTGTTGAACGCGCCTACCGTAACCTCCTGAAGTGCTTCCAGACCGTAGCCGGTATTCTGTCTGCCTGAACACCACATGCCGGAGCTGCCACCGAAGAACGTACTGGAATTACTTCCAGCATAGAGCGGTGAGCGAACCTGCATCCGATCACCGAAATGCAGATACGGGGTCACTTCGGTTGTATACTCGAACAGGGTTATCGCGGCTCTGCCGTTCCAAGTGCTGAGAGTCGGTATGATCTTGAAGCTGTCCGTGGTTGTCGCAAGACCAGCTATTGCAAATGTTCCATTGCCATTGGCAGCTACGGACATACCGCCAAATGTGATTGTACAGCCACTGGTTGTTCTTTCAGAAATGACTACCTGAGCATAATAACGGACACCAATGGTAGCAGGAACGTCGTGGGAAAGGACATCCACATTATCGGCGATATGTTTCCAGCCAGTAGCCCAATCATCCGTCCAGCCGGTTGAAGTCCAGGCGTCGCCGGCCGTAATGAGTTGTGGTCCGACCAATGGAAGGTCATTGCCGGCGTTCCCGTTGATCTTGAGATTGTCCGTGTTCGTCGGGTAGAGCAGACTGTTTAGAGCATCTCGTGTCCAGTAGCCAAGTTCTGTATTGTCCACCTTCGCCCAACCAGTTGTGGTCTTGATTGCGTAATCATTGACCTGCCAATCGGTGATACCGCCGAGATCAGTTGTGCCAGCAACCGAGACGATCCACATACCACCGATATCTGTTTCACCAGTGATATCAGGAGTATTAGTGTCTGCATCCCAGTTACCTCTAAGATGAAGAGGATCAAGACCAAGAAATTCGAGTCCAGATTCATCGGCTTTGACGCGAACGAACTTGTTCGCTTGGCTCAGATATGAGGCAGGCGTATCGCCGAGTGCGGTGAAAGACTTCGGAATATAGGCTTTGAGAGCCTTCTGTGACGCTACGCGGGTATCAGAGTCTGCGGCGAGCAATGGATCAGTATCGAGATATGACAACGGCATTTGTTGTACATTATCGAGATTGCTTAATCCAACGTCACTCTTAGTTGCGTCGGCGAAAATAAGCCCGTCCGAAGTGGCCTTCACACGAACGAATCGATTTGGCGAACCGATATAGGTGGACGGTGTGTCTGAAAGAGCTGTGAAGGTTGACACTACGGACGGGACATATGTTAGCTTGGTACCATCGTACTGTAACGATTTACCAATAGCAATATCTGTGTTGTCAACAGGGATTCCCTGTATTTGATTTGCATTCCATTGGGCAGTAGCATTGCCGACTTGTGCTGCTGTAACCTGATGTGGATTCAGTGTATTGCTTACGTGAGCATCAAGCTGAGCATGGCTCAGAGTTCCGATACCGCTTAGTTCACTATGAGCTGGTTGTACGTACTCGATAGCTTCTTCAGCCGCATTCACGCGCGCGTATTTCAAGGCTGAACCGAGCAGACTCGGTAGTATCACTAGAGTGGTCGGTTGCCACATACCTGACGTGAATTGGAGAAGCTGTGCTTCCTGTGGCGTCACAGCAGCAATAGGGTAACTCTGCAAGGCAGTAGCATTACCAGTAAACTGGGAGATACCAGTTTTATTGATTAGATAAGTACGCTTGTAGAGTTTGATTTTGTAATCAGACATCAGCTGGTCCTCTCTTCACGATTACATCACCCATGTCAAACGTTTCTCTGGAGCCGTCTGCTCCATTTAGTACGAACTCATACGAGTACTTCTGCGCCGGAACATCCGTCTCAGAAGTATCAAGCATGAATACGAATTGCGGAAAACTGGTCGGATCAATCGGAAGGATATTCTTGCTGATAATAGCTGTTTCTTCATTCAAGGAACGCTTCATAGCGAAGTCGATAGACATGCCAGTAACGTCAACGACACCAGCATCGTCGCGGATGTCAATGTTATACCGAACTGTACGTTTCGCTACGAAGTCGTCCATTGTTTTCCTCAGGGTTTTGGTGATTCAAGAATCTTGGCAATAGTGCCATAGACCCACGGGAGATAAATCTTACCGCAGGCTTGTTTCATCATCGCGATATCCTCGATTGTCAAATCTCCACCGTTCATGACCAAATTCATGGTCGTGAAACGCTGCATTTTGACTTCCGGACTGTCATTCTGCTCGGAGTAGTTCAATGCCCGCAAGACGAGTGTCTTGACAGTGACTGGCTTGTCCTTCTCCACGACCGGGTTGCCTTCGAAATCGACGATCGTTTGCTCCAAATTGACCTTCATGTTGCCCACCTATTGTTTTAGTGATCCCTATTGTTTAACGTTTGCTACCTTTAACTCGCTTAACCCCGTCAGGGTCAGTTTCAGGGTCTTGCGAGTTACTCTTGATATCTTTACCGACCTGACTATCAGGCTTAAGCTCGTTCGTTGTGACGTGCGGTGTCTGTGCAGCTTGAATACGCGCAATACGCTCTGCGTGTTCGATCGTTGCGATTTGATAATCACCTTCGGGATAGTGCCGAACATCACGTGCTACATATTCGTGAGATAGTAACCCAGATTCCACGTCCTTCTCGATAATGGCATTATTGATGATTGGAACATCTGAAGTATTAACTTCAGCAATGATCTTGTCGAGAGTAGTAGCATCAACTTTGGATGCGAACAGATTATACGTGACCTCTTGCAGTACCTGTTTCTGTGCCGTTACGGAGTTGATACGTTCAATCAGAGCAATCTTCTTGCTTGACTCTTCGATGATCGTTGCTTCACTCTTGATATTGTAACGACGAGGATAAGTGATAGTAACCGGTTCGATCTCACCCTCGTACCGATGCCAGATTATGGCGATCTGACGTTCGGTTGCTTCCAATACTTGTCCGATATTTGCCAAGCCACCTTCCAGACCTTCATTGTCACGGTCTTTCGAATCAGCAGAAGCCTGTTTGGTTGACAGATTACTGAGTGTCAGATGTACTAATCTACGAATGTTCTCGCGAATCTCACGTTGTTTCTCCATCGAGACCTTGAGAGGCTCAGAGGACGGATGGATGAAGTCAGGCCGTTCCGTTCCGAGTGGGTAGCGACGACCTTGGGACGTGCCAACTTGCACATCGCCTGTGCCGGATTTCGCCCCTTCATGCTCGACACCGACCTTCTGTTTCTGATTATTGATGAACTCGGTTTTGGGATCAAACTGTTCGGTGTAGAACGGAAAATTGCTTTTGATAGCATAGCTAATATCGGACGATTCCATATTGAGCAATGCGATTTGGTAATCTGCAACGTCTGTCATGAGAGATTCATTAATCTCGACAATGACAAACGGGATCACGCTGATACGGATCGTCGCACTCAGCGTGTACATTTTCTTCTCATAAGTATAGACGTTCACGACACCATTCTCAAGACGGAGCAATCTGAATACGGACTGGTACTTGATCGTCAATCCAGTCGAATCATCATAGACTGGCTCGTTATAGCGAAGCAAGACGGCGGTGAGCCTGTTATGATTATCATAGGACCAGTTAATGATTTGCTCAGCTTTGAACATGTAAACATACGGATGTAACCCTTCGGTATCCGCGAGAGTAGGACCGTCAATAAGTGGCATATCAATGAAGATGCCGACTTTACCCATGGACAATAGTTCTGGCAACACCTGTTGCCCAATGAACGTGTCCATATTGGAGCCGCGCAGGTCTACACCACCTTCGTTACCACGCATGCACTCGCGATACATATTGGAACCACCGATACGCTCGATATCGACTGCGCGTTGATAGATAGCATTCTTGGTGTCAATGATCGCTTCTTTCGCGAAAGTCGGGATTGGCGTAATCCGACGACGTTTCTCGAAATCGGCACCGTCTTCTCTGGTCGAGAACTGCTCAAGATACTCGTCGCGGAAGACTTCTCCACCTTCATAGCAAAGCCTCCACTTGTGCCAATCAGCAATCTTGGCACTGTAAAGTGGATGCGCTAATCCTTCATCCATGTCTGTCATGATCAGTTTGAGCATCATCAGCCTACATTATGTTGTTGATATTTTGTGATGTTGCACCACCTGCTGCGAGCAGCAATGCTATCTCAGCATAACACCGAGCGAGTGCGAAGTGGTCATCACGTGCTATTTTAACGTACTTGGCAACGATATTACCTTCTGCGTTCTTCTTGTACACCTTGACAGTACTCTTCAAGTGCTGTGTGTACTCGTGACCGATATCATTCGGTATACTGATTTTGCGATTACGGAATCTCTGGAGTGCCATGTCCAACCAGCTTGTGCGATCGACGGTAACCATCGGCATATCAGGAGCCAATGTGACTTGCTTGCCGCTGACAGCGTTTCCGAAGTGACACATTCTCGCGATACCGTAGAACCGTTGACACAGCTCGAAAGCTTTCCTGCGTTCCGGATCAGCATCGATAACCAGTTGGTTAGCACCATACTTGTGCATCAGAACATCGATATCCTCGAAGTTATCTACTGTGCCAGCATCCACAACCTTAGCATGGGCTGCTGTATTGATATCGATACCATGTTCCAGTGTCCACTCATCAACTTCGTAATGCAGCTTGGACCCAACGTCAACACCGATCGTCACCAGTTTCATTCCGCTAACTTGGTTACCCTTACCGTACTCACCGAAACATTGATTGATATCCTCATCATTGAGCTTGGCACCCTTGACAACGTGTGTTTGTCCAAGCTTGCTATTATAGAGTTCCTGTTCGTCAACAGGGCTTGAAAGACTTTTCAGGTATGATATGGCTATCTGATGCGGATGAATCGTCGGGCTATATAACTGATTGATATGGAAGCCACGCACGTCCATTCCGGGACAAGCTGCTACATGTTGACCGCTAGCAAGAAACAGACGTTTCTCTTCGTGTTTGAGCAATCCTTTACACTCAGTGCAAATCAAGTGCGTGTCCTTGATTCGTGAATCATTATGTGTCTCAGCGGTAATGACCATTGAATCCGGGAAAGTCAATTCGATCATTCGCGAGCAACACGGACAACGAAAGAAGAAGTGTTCCTGTGTGCTATAGCGATACTCATTATTGATACCGTACTCGTCAACTGTTGGTGTACTCACCATCCATACTTGCTGTTCGACCTGACCGCTGGCGCGCTCGAAAGCGAGTGGTAGATGCTCCTGGACCATTTCGTCCACTTCGTCAAAGGCTATTTTCCCAGCGGGGATACTTTTGAGCTTGCTTTTGCTCCTGCTACCTCTGATATAGAGTGTAGCTGAGCCGGCGCGTTTCATGCTCGTGTTCTTGACATCGCTGAATAGTTTGGTCAAGTGTTCGCTACTCTCCAGTGCCGGGTCGAAGCGGCTAGCACTGAAATCCGATGCGTCGTCACTCGTTGGCAACACGTAGAGGCAGCTGTCGCGATTGATATCGATATTGAAGAATGTCCAGTTGAGTAACAGCTCCGTGTAACCCATCTGAGCTGCTTTCTGACCGATATTCTTCTCTGCTGTACTGTTGTGCATCTCCCGTAACCACGGGTGATTGTCAAATCTCCAAGGACCGGGAAAAGGCTTACCCATTACACGGTACTGTTCCGACCATTTAGCACACGTGGTGATAGCTTTGCGCTGTAAGCCATCACGCATTCTGCTCAACAGATATTGTGCCATCGGTGTGCTCTGCATTATTTCTCCAAGATGACCATTAGCTCGTTGGCAATTTTCTCAAGCAATGCTTCATTCTCGATATTGTTGCTCAGCAGTTCGACAATACGATCCGCGATAAGTACGAGCGTAGCCTTGTCCAATACTTCGTTGAGTGACAATTCAAGCTTGTGTGCGCTGGTAACCAAAGTGTTGATTTGCATAATCAGCTGACTAATCTGCGGGGTGTGCATGATCATCTCATTCGTATTATTCAGCGCGTTCATGCGCTGTTCCAGCATCATTCGGAGAATCCCGATTTCATCTCTCAAAGATTTGACATGGCTGTTATGGCTCAGCTCTGCTGCTCTCGCGGAGAATTGGGTCAAGCGATAATTGCGCAACGCTTGCTTCTCCTCGTTGTCTTTGAACTTGTTACCACCATGCAGCAAGCAATATTTGCTCCCCTTATAGGATTTCATGTTACATTGACCACGTTTCGGGTGCAAGAAAGCACACCGTTCGGGATCGAACTCGTCCGATATCCTTTGCATATCTTCTCGTTCTGCCATGATTACGTAATCCAGTTTGATTTTTGACAATTTTTGATGTGGAACATTATCCCTACACCTTAGTATACGCCTTTTTTGGAACAAAACAAATGAGTTTCATTTTTTATTTTTCGTAGGAAAATGACCTATTTCTGAAACAACTCATAACCCACCAGTGGGCTGCTTCTGAGAAATCTGAAACGAACAGCACACATCCAACAGCAATGTTAAACGCCTCAGATTGAGAAACCTAAAACCCTTCAATAGCATGTTCAAGGCCACAGATTGAGAAATCTGAAACTGTGTCAATAGTCTGTTCAACGCTTCTGATTGAGAAATCTAAAACTGTGTCAGATTAAGAAATCTGAAACTGTGTAGGGCACACCCGCCCGCTCGCGCAAGTATGCGATTCTCAAAAGTGAGAATAACCCTGTAGTGGTGTAGTAATGATCGTTACAACGTGTAGTGAGAACTTGAAAATTCTCAAAAGTGCGAATCGACGTAGCGGAATAGTAAGGTACCATCCCATACTTAACCATAGGTTCAACTTGGAATTGTTCTACGGTACCTAAAAATGCAAATTTAGGCTATATGGATTATCACGGAATAGCCGTTTTTCCGCCTAATCGGAAATTGATAAAGATTACTGAAATCCTTGTCCCTTGTCCCTTGTCCCTTGTCCCTTGTCCCTTGTCCCTTGTCCCTTGTCCCTTGTCCCTATAAGCTGAAAAGGCGTGTACACGTGTACACGCCTTTTGGCGAAGTATCGGACTATGCTTTTTTCGTTGCATAATTCCGATACGTTTTTAACCATTTACGAGCCTGTATAAGTCTTTGTTTGTCAAAGACTTTCAAATATTCACCACACTCAACGAGTACCAAACCGCCGAATACTTCTTGCATGTTTTGAACTTCTGTAATTGCTTGTTTATCAGCGAGTAACACAAGATAATCAGCTCGGCTATTCCGTACAAAAGGCGGATTTTCCGCCTTGTACCTTTCGATACACTTGTTTTGAATTACCGTGTCCGTTGGGAACATGCGTTTGACTTTCGTTTTGTACTCTTGCAAGGTCATTTTTTCCCTACTTTCTTTTACTTTGACTTTTGAAACTTGAAACCGTATCCATATTATATTGCATTCCATAGACAATACAAACAATATATTGAAAATAATTGAAAAATAGTTATAACTTATTGTTACTCCGATACTTGCAATTTGGATTTGCAAATCCACGCTCCACGCTCCACGCTCCACGCTCCACGCTCCACGCTCCACGCTCCACGCTCCACGCTCCACGCTCCACGCTCCACGCTCCACGCTCCACGCTCCACGCTCCACGCTCCA